CGTAATCTCCGGTGGCTGACGATGCGCCACAAGAACCGGTGGCTGACGATGCGCCGTAAGAACCGGTGGCTGACGATGCGCCGTAATCATCATCTTTGCTTGCTTCCTTTTTAGTTCTGCTCATTGTGTACTCAATAGCTGCTTTAACAATTCCGGCTATGCTTATTCTTGCGCCAATCTTGATTTTGGTTGATGCAATCTTTGTACCGCCATCTTTGCGGTCAATGTCTCCGTCCTGCTCTACTTCATGATATACGCTGTCATTTGGCGCGTAATGTGAAAAACAATCCAACGGATATTCGCACGCATGAAATCCGGTTTCACAACACTCTGCCCTTTCTGTCTCGTATTCCTTGCCCTCTTCATATTGAAATCCTTTGCAAGTCATATCTTTGTTAAATCCCTTGTAACTCTTAATTGCCATTGTCTTCTCCTTTCTCTGTTGAAAAATATAAATCCTCACTGTCCGTCTGCCGTACAATGCTGACCGTTTCGATTATTGTTTCTGTTTCCGGTTCAGACTCTTCCGTGTCTACGATATTCCGGTTATGGTTTACCATAGCGACAATTATTAACATCAACATCAATGCTATAAACACTACTGCGCCGGTGTATGCCGCCCACGGTATGGAATGGATGAACCGTTTAAACTTATTCCTCTTTACCATTGCTACCACCTAAAAACTTGTTCACGAAATACAACTGTCCTTTCCCCGTTACCTTAGGAGTGATTGTTATTCTCACACTTCCATCCGGGTTCTGTATGCTTCTTTCCTTAACCTCAAATAAACCCTGCTGCACATATCTCTGAATTGGCATATTGTAGGAAGAATCGTTTTTCATAAGATAGCCGTTATCTCTAAGCCACGCGAATAACCGCTTCTGTCCTATCTGTACGCCGTTCTGACATATTATCTTTGCCAAATCTCCGACAAGGATTGATGTGTTACTTGTCGCTACGGCATCGGCGAAAATGGTTTTCGGTCTGTCATATTCGATTTTGGCTTTCTGATGTTCGATTATGCGGTCTCTTTCCGCAATCTTGTTGTTTGCCACCATAAGAGCCTTGGCAAGTAACTCATCATCCGTCATCGTTTCCTGTCCGGCTATGTAACCGCCGTTCTTTCTGATTGACGGAAGAACCTCATCCATTACCCAACTTTCAAATCTTTCAGCACTCGGCAATTTCGACCTCATAATAAGGCGGTAAACATCGCCCTCGGTTATAAACAAAACGTCCTGATTTCCGCTATCTGTAGGGATGTTCCATTTTAGAACCCCCTTGCAGTGTGTCTGTACTGCCTTGTGTGGGATTGCATAACCTAAAGCCTTTGCAACATCACTTCCGGCGAAATAAACAACATCATTTTTCTCAACTGTTCGGATTTTCCCGAACTCTTCATTTTTGAATATCTGTAAATTCATATACGCTTCTCCTTCCCTTAGTAACTTATAAAGTTACCTGCTTTGCAAAAAAAATATCCATAGGATTGTGAATTTCCAAGCCGTCAATCATTGCCTGGATTTCATCGCTGCCAAACACACCTTTCTGCATATGCGAATAGAATGTTTTGGTAGTTATTCCTATCATTTTAGCGACATCCGCTTGTGTCTTGCCGCGTTCGGCGATAACTCCGCGAAGCTTGTTTGTGTCTATCATATTTTCATCTCCTTTCGTCATTGTAACTTATCAAGTTACTTTCATTATATCCTTTTTTTGTAACTTGTCAAGTTATTTTTTACTTGACTTGTAACTTTTTAGTGATATAATGAAGTTACCAATAGGAAAGGAGGAACATATGATGTCAATTGGAGACAGAATTAAAAAACGCCGTGAACTCTTGAATATGCCACAAGTTGAGCTTGCCGGTAAAATTCAAGTATCAAAACAGACATTATATAAGTATGAGAACAATATCATAACGAACATTCCGAGTGATAAGCTTGAAAGCATTGCAAAGGTTCTTGATATTTCGCCATCTTATTTAATGGGTTGGGATGATAATTTTACGGATGATACCGCAGATCTAATTCCTGATTTGCTGTCCGATGCAGAACTACTAGAAAATGTTAAGCGATTAAAAGTCCTTAACGCGGAACACCGGAGAACTATTTTCGACAATATAACCTATTGGTACGAGAAAGAGGGGCACTAGATGCCCCACTTTTTTTTGAATGATAATATCATTCGATATAAAAATTCGAGAAATCTGCCATTTTGGCACTCATTGACCTCATCTATTATTTTTTGTTTACATTCCATACAACAACCCTCCCGAATACCACACGATTACAGTAGCGATATGCCTATATTAGAACATTTGTTCTTGCTTGTCAACCCACATTGACAAAATATCCCACATAAAGTATCATTAAGTTCTAGTGACGGTGCCGCGCTACCAAACACCGCCACATCGGAACTTGAATATCCTCTTTCCGAGGACATTTACAATCATATCACACATTTTGTCGGGCATACGCGGTATTCTATCGCAATTCTCGACACGATTTTACAAGGAGAGACATATGGATAATAATAATCAATTTTATCAGCAACCACCACAATGGCAACAACCGTTCCCACCGCAACCACAACCGCAACCATACAAGCCAAAAGGCACAGCGGCACTTGTCTTAGGTATCATAGGTATACTAACATCATTTATATTTGTCGGCGGTATTCTAGGCATTATAGCGATTGTGCTAGGCGCAACCGGTTCAAGTGCGAACAAAAGATACGGTTATAAGGGTGGAACCGCCACAGCCGGTCTTGTCCTTGGCTCTATTGCAACCGCATTAATGGTAATCACAATAATAATTGCTGTATCAGGTAGCAATACTTCATCTTCAAAAACCGACTTGTCTAAGGATGATTTTGCCGCTACCTGCTCGGAACTCAACTATAAAGATGTTAAGCGCAATCCCGATAAGTATAAAGGACAGAATTTTTACATTGATGTACAAATATTTGACGTATCAACCTCTTTCGGCACTACCACATACAAGGTATTTACCAAAGACCCGGAATACGATATTTACGATGGCGATATGTTCTTTGTAACGGATAAGAGAGATAAATCTGCTAAAGACTATGAAAAGCTGTTAGAAGAAGATATAATAAGAATATACGGAACTTTTAATGGACTTGTAGATACCACAAATTTCATTGACGGTTCAAGCGGTCAAGAGATAAACCTTGATATGTTCTATGTAGATATTTTATCGAAATAAAAATAAGGCGTGCAGTACATAAGTACCACACGCCTTTTTAATGTCCTTAATCAAGCTGTTTGCCGTTTTTATCGTAGATATGGTAACCGCTTGACTTGTATCTCTTCCAAGTCTTGTACGCACTACTCCAAGTACAGTAAGAACCGATTGCGTTCTTCTCGTCTCTGTAAGACTTCCTTACGCGGTAAAATCCATTGCCGCTTGTATAATTCGGGTAGCTTGTCAGTGTCAGTGTTTTCTTTTCAACCGTCCTTGCATTCCTACCCTCTTTACGTCCGTAATTGCAATAATGCTCATAGTACAGCGGAAGATTATCGCCAAACGCATCTCTTAAGTCGGCATAATTCTCTTTGTAGGCAATCACGTTAAATTCCGCGCTTGCCTGCCTTGCTTCTTTCATACCATACTGCTTAAAGTGCGCCCAAGCCTTGTCATAATCACTGCCGAAAGCCGTTTTAAGGTCAGCATATTTATTGAGGTAATATTTCGGATTGAATACCGGCGAATAATCAAGTCCGTTAAGCTTGTATTCTGCCGTATTAATGCCGGTAATGTCGGCATCAATGTACGGTGTAGGGTCAAGCCATTTATACTTGCTCTCGTCGTGTAAACCGCTTGTAGGGATGCCGTTAGGGTACTCTCTGACCTCAAAGTGAAGATGCGCTCCGTAACTTCCACCGGTATTTCCCATAAAGCCGATGCGCTGTCCTTTCTTGACAAATTCGCCCTCATTTACATATACCTTTTCGAGGTGTGCGTACAAGGTGCATATCTTGTCGTTATGCTTAATCATTACATAATTGCCATATCCCATTCCCTCTTTGTCAGGCACACCGTTTGTGCCGGAGAGATAAGCTATAACCTTGATAACCGTACCGTCTGAATGTGCGGTAACAAAATCAAGCTGTGATTTGTATTTCACAAGGTCTATGCCTCGCGCCCACGCATTGCCATTCTTTTTGTTATCGCAATGTGTCTTGTATGTGCAGGTAATCTGATTTACTGCATCTTCTAATACTCTACTACTCATAATTTTTTACCTCCTAAGATAATTTAAGTGTGCCGGTTAATGACACGCCACAAGCATCATTGTTGATTGCATTCGTTGAGTTCGGCATTACTAATTGCACATTCACGCCTGGTTCTCCGCTTAACGATATTGATTGAGACCTTGGTCTGACATTCGTTTCAGCCGTAGAGCCATAACAATATTTTCCACCTTGTCTGACCCTAACACCCTCACTTGATGTAAATGAGAGTGTTGCTTTGCTCGCGCCGATAATAAGCCTTGTCGGGAGAAAAAAAGCTACTGTCTGACCGCCACCGGTTATATATCCGCCGGTAGAAAATACGATAGGTATGCTATCGCCCTTTGTCAGATATGCTTTTTCGGTTGCTTCAAAATAAACACGCCCACTTCCGAATACTGCTCCACCGGCTGTCAGCTTAGATGTTTCCACACTGCCGTCCCAACCAAGCCTATATACATAGTCATAGTCCGTACCCTCTTTGCCGATATACGAACATATTCCGGTCGGCTGTGCGTTAGAACTCATTCCAAATTTATAGCCACGGCTGTCTGCTTTTGTTCTTAAATAATCAGCACCGATTGTAAATCCGCCGATTGTTCCACTTGTTGAGTAAAGGTTGCCCTCTTTATCGACTCTAAACGGACAATCTCCGTAATTAGTATGGTCTTTACCACCGGCCGCAAATACCCATTTTGTGTTTACAGTCGGTCTTTGCATAACTGCTGTTCCGGTTTCGGCATCTCCGGCATAAATTTTGTTCGTTGTTATGCTCCACGAACCGATTTTAGCCGTGATTGCACTTAAATCATCAACACTTATCTTGTCTGCCGTAATACTGCCGGTTGTAATTTTCCCACCGTCAATCGTTGTGGTGTTTGCGGAATAGATATTCTCAACCGATATATCTTCGGGTGCAGGCGACCAATCTGACGGAACATTACCGAATGACATTTTGAATTTACGAACACTGATTGTATGGCTAGTGTTATTATTTGTTGTGTATACGGCTACTCCATAACGGTATTCGTTATACGTTCCCCACGAACCGGATGTCAGTTTATCCAATGTCATAGTAAAACTTAATGTACACCATTTATTGTTTTCTCTTGTGCCGGCTAAATACTTTAAATTATTCCCCGAACCGTCAAAATAAGAATTTGTATATACTGCGCGATACCACGTTTTAAATCCGTCATTTGAGCCATAAACTTCACAAGCTACGAGATAGTTTTTCGGATAGGTCGCAAGGTCATCCGCTTTCGCGTCAATGGTGATAACCACTTGCTTATCGGATTGTGCATTATTCGTAGCGTCAACGTCAGTAATTGTTCGTATAGCATTCCAATTACCATTACCATTTCGACTTGCGACTGTAAATCCATCATCATCTGTGGACATTAGCCAATCGCCATTTGATGTAGATATATTCCCGAAATTCTTAGTCGCAAGGAGTAAATTCCGGTCACCCACGGATAAATTGTCTACGGTATTCTTTATGCCTACAACCACACTATTTGTGCTGATAGCGTTGATAAATGCCGATTGTGAAGTAATCGTTGAGATTACCGCATTATCAGCGAATATGTTCTCGACATCAAGTTCATTTGCGGTTATGCTGTTTGCGACTATCTTATCCGCATTGATTGTACGGTCAGTGAGTACATATCCGTCTAAGCTGTCAACCGTAGTGCTTGTCAGTTCGCCAAGATTATTAAGTGCATAAAGCAATCCGCTTTCCGAACCTTTGAGAAGTATTCTATCCGCAACAAGTGTTCCGGCGGTTATCTTATTTGCGTTTACCTCTACACTGTCGAGAAAACCGGTTATATGCCCCTCAACTACGGTTGCACGGTCAATCAAGCCGACATTTGCAAACAATGTAGCCACGTTTGCGGTGTTGATATTTGTCAATTCGATATTCGCGTACTTAATATCCGCTTGTTCTGCTGTCATATAGCCTAATTTAGCGGTCGCGGCGGCTAGGTTATCCGTAGTTATTGCCTTTGCGCTTAACGTGTCAAATTTGCCCGATAGCGCGTTAAGATTAGCAATCGTTGCGTACTTGATGTCTGCCTGCTCCGCGGATATTTTGGTCGCGATAACCTGATTAGCTGTTATGAGTTCCGCTGTCAGCCTTTGCATTTGAGATGTTATCGGACCCGTGGGATTGATTGAATTATTTGTGTCAGACTGTCCACAACTCTCAATCGAGCATTTAAGACCGCCGTCACAATCGTAAACAATACTTGTAATCGGGGCGGAATACTCTACGCCGTCAAATGTTACTTTGACAATATCCCCAACTTCAAGTCGCCAATCGCCGAGACATTCAACCGTAAGCGGTCTATAAGTAAAACCGCCTATCTTCTTGTATACGGCATCAAGAACCGCCTGCGTCATAAACGGATTAGATATGTTGATTGCCATAGTACCATTACCGCTTGTAAGGGTTTTGCTGTCGTTATCCGTAGCAACCTCACATACTATCTTTTCAACCTTAAAAGCCTTGCTTGTCGTGAACTTTAAGCCATTCTCATAGTATTTGGTCGGACGTATGGTGTAATCAGCGTCTTTGTACCACCGAAATTCAAGCTGACCTTGTGAGTTGATGACAGCATTTTTACCCTGCCTTGCCGACAGATAGCCTAACATTTCGCGCCTTGTATATCCTTTTGGGGCGGTTGCAATGGATATTGTCTTATCGTCCATTGTGCTTTCAACAAACGTGATACCGGCTTGTGTGCATATCTCCTTGACGATGTTAATATCTTTGTTCGGATATTTCAGTTTTGACACATACGTCATTTCCATACTGCTGTACATACGGTCATATCCGGTGTAAGATGTTTTTCCCTCTTCCGCCGTGGCAGATGTTATCTTAAATATTCCAATTTGGATATATTCTATGTTGCCCTCTGATACCTCTAATCCCTCGAATAAGATCATTTCTCTATTCTCGATGTCAACTGTATCTTCATAAATAGAAAAAGTAATGCTTGACGATTGTGCGTTACCTATCGTTAAGTCACTACTTCCATTTTCTGATGCCGTTACCTTTAAGTCGGTAAGCGGTACTGTATATTCTGTTTCGCCTACGGTAAATTTGCCGTAGTATCGTGCATAGTCGGTTGTTGCCGCCGCTATGAAACCCGTGCTTGCAGTTCTCATTGAACTACCTCCCGATTATTAATCAATCATAAACTCCAATGCTTCAATCTCTGATGTCGTGAGCGGTTCCATATCGTCACACTTGACAATATCATCAAAAGTAACCGTCATAATGTCAATGTTGGCATCTACATTGAGTAATTCCGCATATTCATTTGTGGCTTCCTCTCTGTCTGCATCGCTCTCAAAGATGAACTGTCCGTTTTCCGATACCGGTTCGCCGTTGTCATCTTTCTTTGCGTGCGACTTCATAATCTCAATACGCTGTTCCTGGATGCCCTGCAATTCTCCAAGAAGTGCTTTTTTATTCTTCATAAGCGCGTAATTAATTTTTGCCGGAAGTCGCTTTCCGTCAAGTATTCTAAGTCCGTTTGATACCGATACTACTTCAAATAATTTCATTGCTCGTTCTCCTATTTCTCGATAATACTGATTTTGACATCTTTATAGATTGTCTTGCCGGGCGCATCAAGATAAAGCTGTCCGGCTAAATCTCCGGTATATGCCGTAAAGCTGCCTGTTTCGCCCGAATTAAGCTGATACGATACTGTTACATAAGGTGTTTTGATGTTATTTACGGCTGTCCGTATCGTGTTCAGTTCGGACTGTGATAACGGAACAAAAGCTACTTCAAGTTTTTTCTTTATCGCTTTTATCGTGCCTACCATTGTCGCTTCTGCGTTACGTCCGGTATTTGTGCTCCACACTTTATTCCAACTCGGTGTTAATCCGGATATTTTCGGCATTTTGAGGTTGCCAATCTTAAGCCATTCGCTCATTCTAATCCGCCTTTCGCTTGATTTTTGGGTAAAAAAAGAACACCTACATTTCTGTAAGTGTTCTCTTTATACTAGGTTAAAAATGCCGGTTGCCCGGTTCTTGTCGTAAAGTCATCTGCCTGCTTTTGTACAGCACTGAATACTTCTTTGCCGTCAATCTGAACTACAATGTGGCTAGGCTGACTGCTCATATTCATACCACCAAACACTTGTAACATACCACTCACTACAGCTTCCCTAATACCGGTAGTTATCTGATCGTTATTAGCGACGGCTGTCTTTCCGTTGGAAAAACGTCCGACAAGTTCATTATGGTTGGCATAGAATACTCCGTCTTCCGGAAATCCACCGGTTGCAAAAGCACTTCCGCCACCGCCGCCTCTGAGACCTTTTATCTTGTCAATCAGGCTTAGTCCGATGTTAAGTACCGGATTGAGTTTATACCAATTTTCCTTGAACTTGTTCCATAACTCCCTTGCAGTTTCAGCTAACCGGTTAAAAATCTTAACACCGGCTGCAGCGGCTATCGACCAAGCTATTTTAAAGTTTTTATACAATGTACTTGCAGGATGCAATAAAACATTCTTTATGCTCACTCCAAAGTTTCTCCAACCGGCTTTAAATTTCGCCCACAATTCCGATGCCGTGTTTCTAAGCGTATTTATGATAGATACCGCGCGATTGCCCCAATTCGTCTTGAAATTGTTCCATAACTGCGATGCGGTATTTTTAAGTGTATTGACAATGGAGATTGCCCATTTTCCAAAACCGCTTCCTTTGAACCTTTCCCACAATTCGCTTGCGGTAAACTTAAGTAAGTTAGTTATTTCAATCCAATTATGGCGTATTCTATCCCACTCGTTCTTAAGCTTATCCCATAGCTGTTTTGCGGTATTGACAAACTCATTTCCGATTGAGATTACCCAACTTCCAAGCCAAGAGTCTTTAAAATCTTCCCACATTTCTTTCGCGGTGTTTTTAAAGTCGTTGACAATTTCAATTCCGGCTTTTGCGACAGTCTTCCACGCCTTTTTGAAGTTATCCCATAATTGCTTTGCGGTGTTCTTGAATACATTCGTTATTTCGGCGATAATCTTTGTATTTATTTCCCACGCCTTTTCAAGCTTTGGAAGGACATTATCATCCCACCAATCATTAATAGCCTTGAAAAATTCGGTGTCTTTTATCTTTGCGATAATTTCCGTTGTAAGCTTGATGATTATCGGCAAGCCAGGAGCACTTCCGGCAAGTATCCTTGCAATTACTCCTCCTACGCCACCTTCTTCCCAGGCACCTTGATAACTTCCCCAATTAAATTCAAGTAATGCACCGGCTAGTGAAAACACAAGTTTGGCGATTGAAACAATTATTTCGCCAACATCAATGTTGTTTACCATTTCTACAATGGCTTTGCCTAATTCATTCCAATCTACACCGTCAATAAAACCTCTGACAAAATCAATGGCACCGCATATGGTATCGCTTATCCATTTTCCGACACCCTCCCAATCGACAGAAGATACACCGTCAGACAATAGACTACCTATGAATTTTCCGGCTTCATACCACCTATGGTTTACAATCGTGTTGTAAATTTTATCCGCCCATTTCTGTGCTTCATTCTCCATATTTGCAAAGGCTTTGTTCCAAACCTTTTCGTAATTTTCCGTAGCCTTAAGAATTTCATCTGTAAGGTCAAGTGTATCTTTGGCACCTGCCGTTTTGCCGCTACTTGTATCGCTCTGTTCCGTAAGCTTATTGATTTCATCAAATCCCATAAGCTGATTTTGCCATTTTTTAGCGGCTGCGGCTGCATTATCGTAGCTGTCCGCAACATCATCTACGGCACCGCTTTCCTCTTTGTAACCGCTTTGACCGAAACTTTCAAAGTCAATCTTAATTCCCATAAGGGACGCAATGTTTACTAACAGTCGCTTAACCGCAATCGTAGCACCGTTGATAACCGGTAAAACCTTTTGCAGCATAGGTATAAACAACTGCCCTAAGACCATTCCGGTTTCCTTAAAGTTCGTACTAAGCTGACGTATCATATTGTTTGGCGAATTTATTGTCAATCATGTTATCGCATAGGCTCTTTATCCTATGCTTCTTATAGTTTCCTACAAGTTCAGAGTACATTATCACCCACGTTTTACGTTTGGTTTGGTGGTAGCCACTTCCACCTCATACTGTCCTTTATACAGTAGTGTCGGACACTCTTGGGAAGATTATATTTATTCACTTCCTACTCGTTACGATACTCAATAACCTTTCGCTATCTATTGAGTTATCTCGGTATTAGCATAGCTTAAAGCCTTAGCCTTCACCGATTTTGCCCGATTGCCATAAGATATTTCTATTCTTATGCAACACTTGAAAGATAAGTTAATCTGTAAACTTTCTTTCGTCTATTAGCTAAATCGCCCCACGATACTTTGCTTTGGTCGAGGATTGCAAGAACTCTTAATTGCTGTTTTTCCATTTGCGACATTTCGCTTATGGATTTTTCAATGCCTAAGTTATAGGCATATGTCTGTAATGTAGCATTCGTTATATCAATGCCGTACTTGTAGAGTCGGTTGTTATCGTAAGGCTTTTTATCCTTACTTCTATACCATTACAGTATAGTCCAGCATAGCTTTTTACCACAGCACTCTGCGTGCTGTATTGCCCGATAGTGTGACCTCTTGGAAGAATTATATTCTATAATATCTCAATTATAGGTTCATCTTCTATGCGTTGCCCCTGTATATCATTTTGCCGATATACTTCGGTTCGGATTGTGGTTGCAAACCATTTCCCCGCTTAATTTCACACTTTTTATCCATAGCCTACTTGGCAATTTCGCTATGGTGGGTACTGTTAGTTACTTCGCATTGTTTACGCAACTAACAACTCTGCCCTTGATTGACCGATTAAGCCGCTTTGTAAATTCGTTGCTACTGTTGAGTAATCAACATTAAAAAGAGAGCTTATATCGCCTGCAAGCATTGTCATTGACTTTGCTATTGCGGTCGTTGTTTCTCCGCTCTGCCCTAATGAGTTAGTTACCGATGCAAGCTGTGACGCATATTGCGTAACCTCTTGTATGTTCAGTCCAAGGTTTTTCGCACCGCTCTCAACAAGAAGTCCTGCATCTATATCAACCTTAAGACCGGATAACTTGCCTAATTTATCGTTTACGCGCTTTGCAAAACTGTTCGCGTATTCTGTGGCATTGTCATAACCGTATTTAGCAAATTCATCGCCCCATTCTGAACCGATTTTGTTAAAAGCTACGGTATAGTAGTTAAATGCTTCAATGTAATCCGTTGTGCTTCGGATTGCACTGTTTAATTTTTTAACGCCACGAATAACCCAAAAGAAATTCGCGTACAGCTTACCAAACACCTGCGCAAGGCTCACTGTTTTGGCTTTCGCTGTTGTGGCACTCCTTGATACGTTATCAAGTCCTTTTTGTATTCGTTTTGATGCTGTTCCTGCTTTACTGCCTTGTGCTGCAAGGTTGGCAATCGCGTTTGTCATCTGTATAAGATTATTGCTTACCTGCGGTGCCGTCGCCAAGGTTGCCATAAGGTTCTTAAGCGCTTGTGCCAACTGCGGAATGTTTGTTATTGCCCTGCCCGATGCAACACCGCCAAGCCTTGATATTGAACTTGTGAGACTGTACAGTCTATTTACATCAAAACTAATAGAGCCTATATCATTCATCTGACGGACAAAATTCTGTAACTGCGTTGATATTCCCGGTAAATTTGCCGTGGCATTACTTGATATATTCGTACCAAGCCTTGATACCGTGTATATCAGGTTTGACAGTCCGGTAACATCAAAATTAAGGCTTCCGACAGAGTTCATCCCTTGTATGAATTGCACAAGGTCATCTTTCATACGGAGCAAGTTATCTGTTCCGGCTGTGGACTTCACGCCGCCAAGTTTTGATATTGCATTTACAAGACCGGCTATTCCGCTCGCGTCTATACTCTGTGCCGCCGCCATACCATTTGCAAGGTTTTGTAACGCCGAAGAAATCCCATATATCGAGTTTGTATCGACAGATGAGAATTTGGTAAGGCTTCGTGCTAAAGAGGTTATTTCGGCTGATTTGCCACCTTTAAAGCCGGTTGCCGCATCCGATACTTGTCTGATACTTGTCGCAATGTTCATCAGCTTGTGCGTATCTACGCCAAGGCTTTGCGACATCTTAAGCATACTATTAGCCAAGCGGTCTATTGCATTGCTTGCCTTAGTCGCTTCGGCTTCGACTTGTATCTTCAAGCGGTCAATGTCGTTATCTGCCATTTTTGCACCTACTTTCTCTGTTTAATTTATAAAAAAATAAAGGGCAGTACGCCGTTAAGCTGTACCGCCCTCGTCTTTCTTTGGATGGTTTAAATCCCAATTTATCTTCATCGTGCGCATCTTAAGTACAAACGCCTTGCGCTGTCGGTCAAGTTCTTCCGGAGATAATATCTCATCCCCATTCTCGTCAACCTCAGGTGAATCTGATTCGTCGCTGTTTGGGCGTTCCGGAAAATCGACTTTCTTTTTGCCAAGAATACCGTTATTCGAGCCTAGAGCAATCATCGGTATTCCGTACTCACGCGACATACTCCATACAAGAGTATCAATGCGCCGTTGTTTCATCTTTTCGCCCTCAATACACAATGCAAGTTTAGTTGGGTTAAGGTGCTTAAACTCTGTTAAGGATATTCCAAGCGAAAAAGCCATAGGGAAGTATTCTTCCCATATTATTTTGTGGAAGTCGGTTTCTTGTGGTCTTGTGGTGTCTTGACGGCTTTGATTGTTTTCTTCTCTTCCTCCGGTTCCGCTTCCTTGAGCATCGCCGTTATGCCCGAGAGGACGAAAAAACCGTCAGTTTCCATGCACTCTGTCAGTTCCATAAACACATCACGGAATGACAGCTTATTCTCCCTCATATAGTCCTTAAGAAGTGCGTGTGCATCCTCTTCCGGCATATCGTGATGTTCAAGCAATCCGGCATAGAAAGCTGATTTAACGATGCCCGGTATATCGCCTACCATAGATGCCGTTCCGTTAATAATTCCGCTTGCTGTCGGTGTTCCGTCAACGGATATACCCTCTTCAACCATATATGCACCGCTCTTAACCTTGAACATCTTCTGCACGGTGTTTTTATGTTCAGCCGCGTCAAAGCCGAACTCTAATTTATATTCATTGCCTTTTACAGTAATAATTTTCATTGTTTATACCTTTTACCTTTCCTCCTATGTCCTACACATAGGAAAGGGGCAGTCCGTAGACCGCCCTTTCTGTCAGTTGTTACTCCGTACCGTTAAGGTACTGCGTATAGTCGGCTGTTTCTGTGTCTGTGCCATTCGATACAGCCTTTTTAACCACATTGTCAGTCGAATGGCTAACTATTCCCCCGCTGTCGGGGTAACGGCTTCATCTGTACCAATCATCTCATCCAAGATAAGATTGATTGTCATAATGTTAAGTTCATTCTGTGCCTTGCTTGTAATCGGAAGTTTTGAAGGTGGTGTTGCCACGAAAAACTCCGCTTTTGCGATGCCCGGTGTTATCTCCTGGAACCACATTCTCTTGCCGCCGTCAAGCTTCTTATAAGCGGCAATCAAATCTTCCCACTCTTTAAGTGTGTCATCTGTCTTGTTTACGCCTACTGCCACCGTATCTGTTACGGTATCTCTTCCGGCAATGTTACGCGTCTGTGCATCTTCAAGTGCGGATGCGTCTATCGCTTCCGGTGTAACCGTAATTTCATCAATTGAATTAATGCGGGTTAAAAGCTTGAATGCTGTGGGTTTTGTGCCGGCTGTTGTTTCAACGCCGTATGAAAATGTCACGCCAAGGGTTGATACTCCTGCTAATGCCATTGTGTTTTACCTCCTAATTTTGTGTAAAAAAATAAGACCTTAAAGGTCTTTTAGGTTAGTGTGTCGTTTGCGCCGATTATTCGTCTGAACCGCGCATCACTTCTGTATATTCCGCCGGACGTCTTAATTTCCGGCATCGCGATTGCTTTGAATCGCATCGTTTTAAAAATATCAGCGATAGCACTCATTACTTCTCTTGCATCGCTGCTATCCTTATTCGTACTTACCTTGACTTGCACTGTCGCTCTGACAGCATTAATTGTCTGTCCGCCAAGGTCTGCTCCCTCTTCCACGGATGGCAGAGAGTGTATATACACTGTCGGGAACTGCGGGTTTGACGATGTTTCTTCCTCGTCCGTGACAAACAGTGTCGGATATTTCGCAACAAGCTGTTCTTTCGCTCTTGCTGATACAATCGAATATATTATCTTGTCAAGGTCATACGCCCACTGATTATCACTAGTCATCGCCGAACACCTCTCTTGCTGTGCTTACAATAATCTCTTTAAGTTCGTTTGCCGTATTGTACATAAACGGTCTTGACGGCATACCCTCGGTAAAATACCAATTACCGTTATCGCCCGGATAGAACCATCCGTATCTGCCGTCCGTAAGCTGTCTGATTGTCTTACCGCTTGCGTATTGCCAAGTCACACCGTCCGGCAATTTGCCTTTGTATGGACTGCTCTGCCCGACTGTGCCGGTTCCGAACTCAACAAACATCGCGTGGTCTGTTCCGGCTACTACCGCCCATATACCGCCACCGCGAACCGATGTTTCGTATTCTGAATGAATACTCTCTATCAATTCGCGTTTGAAGATTGCGTCAAGGTCTGCTAATTGCACTCTAGCGATTTCTACGCCCTTTTCAGCTAGTTTTTCGGCTAATAGCTGACATTTATACGTCAGAGAATTAGAATAGCTTTTTAGGGCGTTTACGGCGTTCAGAATGGATTGTTGCGAAAACATATTGACTGTGATTGTCGGCATATTGCTACCTCACATTCTTCTGTAGCAAGAATAAGTCCACCGTCAATCCCTCATCCGCTACGCCTTTGACAATGTAATCAGCCGTGGTAACGTCAACAAGGTTGTTTTTATCCCTGCCAACAGCCGATGACTTCCATATGTAATCGCCGGTCTTAATCGGTAACGCGCCTTTATCCGTTACTATCTGAAGATAGCTTGTGCTGTCATCAATACCAAATTCCTTTATCAAGACTTCTGATAACTTGTTATTGATGCTTGCACGGAATGTGACCGGTTCAGAATACCCGATTACAGTATCTTTTATGACCGGTATTGGCTTACCGTCTGCGGTTGTGTATTTCGTGTACACGATGTTTCCATCGCTGTCTCTTTCGTATATCTCTACTCTCTCGCCTTGCCGGGAGTATTTCATCGTTTGTTTATTGATTTCAAGCATCGTCTTTCTTTGTGGCCTGCTTGTAAACCTGATTTACGCCGGTACTTGCCAAACCGGAAACAATTCCGACCGCAATCGCATTCAGCACATCATTTGCCGGAAAATCCGGTATTACATACATTCCGATTACGCCCAATATACCGCCTACAATTCCTACAATTATCGGAATTGCCTTATCAGGAATTACCTTAATGGCTTTTGCCGCAAGTCCTACAAGATATGCAATTACTACTATTGCAAGCACAGTTCCTACTTGTGAAAAATCCATCATTCCTTACCTCCGTCCTTCAATCTTATTTCTTTTATTTCTTCATACATTTTAGTTGCCATTCCATTCCCACCAAGCGCATGATAAGCATTGTACATCTCGACAAAGTTTTCATACGCATAGCTTGGAATTTCTCCCAACTTCATGTACTTATCGTGATACTCGATAAGTTGCACACGCAAAAGAAGCATTGTTCCCTTGCTGTTTGCATCCCTATCTTTCTTTTGCTGTTTTAGGAGCCAGACGATGTAGCCTAATAAAATAGGCAGAATAACTGTATACGTCTGTAATAAAAATTCTTTCACTTCATATCTCCTAACTGTTTATTTGTTGGCACACCGCCCACCACCCTTAAAGTGTGCCGCCTGCAACCTTTACGGTCACGCACAATCTTCTTTTAATGCCCTAAAGGCGTTGTTAAACAGCTTATAATCCTTTAACAAGGGGAATTACGTCTGACATCAGCTTGTTACGTTCAGTCCATTTACGGCTTACGCCATTCTCGGAATATGTTTCCATATATGCTTCTCCGGCTTGCGAATGGTCGTATACAACAAGGTTGACAATAACGTCCTCGTAATTCGCCATATCTGCCGCAATCTGCTCTTCTGTGTAGCTGCTAGGGTAATTACGCCTTTTCTTTATTTCATTCTCAACCTGCTTAATCAGCTGTTGGATGTACAGATTGTCTTCTTTGCTGTCGAACACAACCACATCTTCTCCGGTTTCATCTTCAATATAAAATTGTTTAAGTCGTATCTTGACTTGCTCTAATATGGTGTATTCGTCCATTGTTTGCTCCTACAATCCTAACTTCTCGATTAACAGTTTCTTAAGTTCGGCTCCCGTAAGTTCTTCCGCGTTTTCTACGCCTTGTTCTACGGCAAAAGATTGTAAATCCGCTGTAGACATACGATTTATAGCTGTTTTGCTATACTCAAAAGAGGCTCCAGTGCTATCTGGAACCTCTTCTCCTGCGTTATACCATTTGCCATTAAGAACAACTATATGTGGGTATTTCATAAACTGTCCTCCTACAATTCGCTATGAACCTCATAAACAAATGTGCTGTCCATATTTTCATATGACGGAAGTACGACTTCCGATGCAAACGTAGACATCTTCATAGGCGGACCGTATTCTACCTTTGTAGCAACTGTAATACCAGTGCCATATGTAGTCACGTCAACATTGGCTACCTGCCTTGCTGTTCTCTCTTCTGGTGTAGTTCCAAACCAAGTGCTGCCGAGTTTGCCTTCCGGAAGAAGCGTAACCTTGTTGTCTGGGTAGAAGTACTGATCCTTGCCATCATCACCAGTGTACATCTTGTCGTATAATACGATTGTAAGTTTTGTTCTTTTCTGAACTACCGAGATCACTGTGTCATCATCAACTTCAATTGTTGCTGTAAGGTTCTGCGCAAGAATAGAATTCCTAATCTGCGCATTATCAAGGAGATACTGAAATGTGTTGCTGTTCATAAGCACATATCTAGCAATCTTGCCCTGCTTTTGCAGTTTTTTCCTTGCGTTATTAAGGTCTGTGAGCGGCTTTGAATTTGCTGTATCACTCCACATGCTTGTGCCGGAAAGCTTTGCATAGTGATTAGCTGCATACGTTCCGTCTTTGTCGTAATCATAAGCATACTGAACGCCGTCGCTCTCGATAGCAATTACCGGATGACCTGCATTAGTCGCAAGAAGTGACATTCTCATGCGCTCCGGAACTACTTCTGCGCCACTTACAAGTGTGTTTGTATCGTCATATACACTTGATAAGGCGCTTGCAAGATAAGGGTCATCAGCGGACTGAATACGCTCAATTTCAAGCATTTCCTCTTCGCCTATGGTCATTCCCTCGCGGAAAAATGCCATCTGTGTTTTCTCTTTGCTTAATCCTTCTCTTGCTCTAAGTGTCGGGATAGAGTCAAAATTAGATGGAGCAAGTGACACCGGAAGGCCCTTATGTGTCTTAATCCAACTTAAGTCAAGTCCCTGTTTCTTTCTCTCTGGAAACCATTGTAATCCAAGGTATGGTATCTGGTTACTAGCATCTTCTGTTGCCGATAAAGCAATAGATTTACTATCTAATACATCATTTATTAACATTTGTTCGACCTCCTGTTATTCAAATACAATCATTGGAAGAGCTGTCTTAACTGTTGCGTCATATGTAACGCCGGAATGTGTTTCTGCCACTTTCGTGTTAAGATATGCTTTCTTAAGAAGTACGCCCTGTGGTCTATCTTCTGTCACGTCAAATCTCAAGATGCCAACTACGGTTGCCGTGTTGTCTGCTTTTCCGGTTTTTCCGATTGGTGTTCCGGCTTTAACGATCTTTTTACCATCTGCGTTTTTTTCTGTTACGTCCTCGAAATCGAGTGTCAGCGGGATTGCTTCGTTAGGTTCGCGCTTTAAAATCTGAACATCGCCCGCATATGTAGTTGTCTCATACTGCATATTCATTTCTTTCGCCATTTTTTTGCCTCCTGTTATTGGATATAATGTGATAAAACGTCATTGTCTTTAGGTACACTAGAGATAATGCTTTCAGCTATTTTTTCAGCTTCGGTCTTGTTATCCGTACCGCCTTTATTACTGCCGCCGCCCGGAATATCCTGATGTTTTGCGATTTCTTGCTCTTTCGCTTGCGCTGCGGCCGTTTCTTTTTCGGACATAATCTTGCCAAGTTCGGCTGTATCAAAGCTGCCATCTTCTTTCACAATTAACTTTGCCTGCTCTGCTGTGACTTTAAAATCAGCCATAGCCTTTTCGCGCAAGTCTCTAATAGCATTAGACTTCTGTAAGTCTGCTATTTGCTTATTGGCTGTCTCTAAAGCTTTATTTGCTTTATCAAGTTCGGTCATATTACCGGCTTGTATTTCATCAAGCTGTTTCTGCAGGTTGTCTGCCGTGTCAGCTTTAGCTTTGTACTGGTTTGCCTTATCTTTCTCCTTTTGGGTTTCGCCGTTGACCTGATTAAGATAATTACTTATCTGCTCGTCTGTCGGCTCTGCTACTCCAATAGTAATAAGGTTCTGTTTTGCCTGTTCTCTTGTCATAAATTACCTCCGTGTCACTACGCTTATTAACGTGGGTTGCTCCACATGTGATTTCTGTTGTTTTACGCACAACTGCAAAATTTATAAAATAAAAACAGTTACCGATTATTCCTCGGTAGCTGTTTTATTCTGCTGTTTGTTTAATTGTGTAACTATCTCTTGTGCCTTTTTCTCTTGTTCTTCTGCGTCTTTAATAGTTTTGTAAAGGTTGTCGAGATAAGGTTTAGATAATACATATGTTTTTTCCGCATCGCCCCAAAGGCCAACTGTTTTAATTGCCACAAGCGGATGTATTCCGGCTTGTAATAGCACAACCAATGTTTGCGCTTTAGTGTACATATTGTCTTGCGGACTGTGATTTATTTGAACATCAAAATCTGTAACCGATAGTTTTAAATCAATTCCTGCAAGTCGCAAAATATTAAGAGCGACGGTAGCAAGTCTTTTCTCGGATGTTTTAACAAGTGGGTCTTTCAGTTTTGCTCTTGTCTTTGAAAAGTCCCATCCATTTCTTAATTCTACTGCTCCTTGTGTATCTCCACCTGTGTTTCCTTGCTTGTTTGGTATTGCCAATATAGACAATGTGTTATTCCATAAATCGTCTTTAGCAACTTGGCATTGACTTTGATTAAGTTCTTGTGTCATTATGTCGACATCGGACCTGTTATCTTTATTAATTGATTTAACAACCAATGCGTGGCTTTCTTTCATCTTCTTAAAGTTTTCTTCGTCAATTTCGCAATTAACGAACTTAACCCAATATTGTACAAACTGTTCCACGCCGTCCATTCTGTTTGATTGCATATTATTAATTGCGTCAAGCATTCCCGAAACAAGCTCAATATCGGATATTCTTTCGTGATTGTTCGGAAACTCAACAATGGGAACCTCGCCGTATGTGTGTAGTTTAGTGCTAATAACCTTGCTATCGGCAACAGTAAAGGACATTGTGTCTGAAAAAGCCATTTTATACCGTTTCCCGTCTGCATCTTTGAGTTCCTGCACCGCAAGTATTGGTTCTTCGGTGTTTTCGTTATAGATAACATAGGTGTTCATAGGCGTAGGTGCTACAATTCTAATCGGTATTTTCCCTGCTTTAGGTTGAGCAGCTTTAAACGATGTTCCTGTGGCGGATTGCCATTCTCCGGCTTTTATGTCTTTTTCTTGTTTGTTAGCATCTGTCATAAAATCATTGAGAATATCAACTGCTTTATTGATATTTTCATCATTTTTGCGGCTTATGAACTGAACCGGCTCGCCGTAGGTTTGGCCTACCTTAAATTGGACAATCTCATATGCGTGATTTTCTACAATTTTATTTGTTATATCCGCATTTGTCAGCTTTTGCCTGTACAGCACCGGCTGATCACCTTTATAGTAATCCCACAGATATTTTATAATCGTTCTATTCCAATTAAAAATTCCAATAGTGCTTCCGATTACTTTAACGACATTATCCGGTGTTATCTTGTCTATGTTCGTATATGCAATTTTTCTACCATAGCAGCCTTTAACAAGGTCTTGTAAATACATTGTGTTCATATTTGACCTCTAACAAAAAGTAACTCCCGAACTTGTTCTGCGTTCCGGGAGCGGTTTTAATAATGTCTTATCGTGTTCTATGTCATATATAACAAGTTTCTTACATTTTTTGCACTTAGCGAATAGATTTATAGTAGCTTTACCATCATATGTGGTGACTTTGCGCCCACACCGAGGGCAATATATTGTTTTACTTTCCATAATTTTCTCCACGAAAAAAGCACACCGCTTATAAAAGTGATGTGCTTTCTATGTTGCTGCCAAAAGAATAATTTATTTTACAGTTTTTCACGATACGATTATACAACATATTGTAGTGAACTGTCAAGCATTATACTATATTTTGTGTTTTGTTTGCTTTTTCAAATTCTTCTATTGCTCTTTTGTGTAGCTTTTTACATCCTCTGTCCGTAATGCCTAGGAATTGAGAAATCCGGTGTATACTATATTGCTCAATATATCTCCAATAGATTACTTTTCGGTGTCTATCACAAGGTATATTCTTTATTTGTGCAATTATGTTGTTTTTTGTGTCAATATACTTATCTATCAATAAGTCCGTTTCGCGTTCCATTTCGTCGATTTTGGCGTATGCTGTGCCTATTTTGTCATAGTTCGGTGTCGTCTGAACTCGTTCTCCGGTTTGTATTGCTGATATACTACAAGCCAATTCCTTAAGCTGCGCGATTTCTATAAGTTTGTTGTTAATCATTCGATTAAGCCTGCCTACTTGATTGAGATAGTCTTTGGTCGTCATTCAATACCTCCTAAATGGGTTTAACATAGCTTCAGCTTTTGCCATTCTTTTATTTCCGTAAATCATGTCACATAATTGTGCCGTAGAGTCTATCCCGTCATCATGCTTCATTTTCCCTTCAAAAGTAGCAGACAAAATATTTTGAAAATACTTTCTGTACTCTTTTGTTTGATATTTCATGTCCACAAAATGAAGTTTTCGTATGTCTGGAGCATGATTTTTGATTCTATCCATTTTTGCAGTCTGATTGTCTGCCGGATCATGACTTGTGTTAATAGGGTATCCGTCTTTTTCCCATATCTTTTCACAATCTGTACGGTATGCCGATGTTGTCTTTGTTTCCTCAAAATGGACTTCTGCTGTCTTATTATTAAATTTATCTAAATGCCTTTCCATTCGTGAAGTAACTTCCGGTATGGTAATTTCCTTATCACCGTCATTGTAGACAACATCAGTGATATAATGTTCTCCGTCAATCTCATAGCAGATAGGCATTGATACAAAATCACCGCCACCATAAGCAGGGTCATTAGCTGCAAATATCCTATCAGGTCTTATTCCTTCAAGTTCTGCCGGATTAAAGAAATTCATCGTATCGACATTGAACATCTGACCTTTTCTTTCAATAGGCTCCTGTTGATACTGCGCAAACCATGATGCCATATCGTCATTGTTCTCAAAAGATGCCATACGTCTTTTGTAATCAAGAGTTGTATATCCCAAATGATACGGATAATCAAAATTGCTATCTCCGTTTTCATTTAGTGCAGGAATAATAACCTCTCTGTGCCGTATGCCTTTGTATTCAGGATCATTTTGTAATAGGTCTAAACGTCTACCTTGAACGTCCTTTTTCGCCCAACGTGTTCCTATCCCCAACAATTTAGCCTTTCCAGGCTTAATTCTCGGCATAAAGTTGTTGTCGAATTTTCCCCATACAGTATTTTGCCTGTCTTCACTCAATGCTTCATCAATACCGCTGAATAAATCATCATAAACTCCAAGCCCGTCACAGTCACAAGCACCATTCAGTGTTCCGTAAATGCTTCGCATGGTAAATGTAGGGTATGTCTTTTTACGGATAAGGTCTACTGTCAAATCTTTTCCATCAGTGACTAACTTTTTCTCAACTATGTTTGGATATATTTCAGCATATGTGTATGTTGGGTCTGTAATCATTTCTATGATGCCGTCATAGTAACCACCCGTAATTTTGTCCGAATATGCCGAATACAGATTAGACCGTTCCGGTCTGTTAGAGCCGAACCACAGATTACCCATTTTGACTATTTGTGTCTTACCGATTCGTCCGGGGCAAAACACCATTCCTTCATCAAGCACATCATCGTACAGATCTTGAATAAGCTGTGCTACCTGCCGTAATGGATTTATTCTAGGCTGATAAAATCTCTCTTCTACCGGTCTGTTCTTTTCCATGTATAGCATGAAGCTTTCAAAACGATAAGGTGCTTCAATCAGAAGAATTTTGTAATAGTCATCAACAAGGCTGTATTTTTCTTCATGTTGTTGGCTGTATTTTTCAAGGTCAAGTATTCTACCGCCGGTCCTTTCCTTGCAGAAACGCTCTATTATGCCCTTAGAGCGGTCTGCCAACCGCAAGCCATACATTATATCGTTTTCGCCATTTACGGCCACTTTTGCGGCTTCTATGTACGCGTCAATGACTTGTTCATCTATTCCATTTCGCTCTATGTAGTTTTCGTATCCGTTTACTGTGGAAACAAGGCTCTGACTAGCCATAAAGAAAAGCACCTCCGCTTTTGCAGAGATGCTTATAGACCTCTCTGCCTATAATTTTTCTAGGTTAGCACCGCAAACCTCTTATGCGGCGGTAATATATTATTTATTTAATATCAATATCTGGTATTAATCTTTCAGGGTAAAACACCAATTCATAATGGTACTTATCTGTCCCAACCGGTTCTGTTTGCTCCATAACATAACACGTCCAATCGTTAAGATATATATAATCTTTGCAATATGTGTTCTCGCCTGTTTTGATAGTAACTACAAGCTCATTACTACTGTTGTTGCTAAGGCTCATATATCCCTCTGCCTGCAACATAATTGTATCTGTCCTTGCATTTGTAACTGTAATTTTTCGATAGAGATTGAACTCATCTCCATCTTTTGACAGATTGTGATTCACGACATCTGCGGTTCTACAGCCAACCATTCCAAGCGCAATGCAGATTGTCATTCCTAATGCTAAAAGTTTCTTTTTCATGATTTCTTCCTTTCCGCTGATAATCAGCCATCATTGTTTTAATTCATCCGCGCGCCTTGTCATTTCAATCTGTGTTCCGTTTTCATCTTTTGTACTAATATAAACACATCTTTCATCATAGTTTACCAAATTTACAAGTCTAATTTCCGTTTCATCATCTTTGAAATTATAACAATCGCGCATTGCTGCAATACATTTATTCATCTCTGATATTTTCATCTTCACTATCCTCCACAATTCCGTCAATTATTGCTTTCTCAAGGAGTTCTTCGATACTTCTCCCTCTTCCGCAAATCAGCATTTTATTATGCAATTCAATAAACTGCTGCTTTGTCAAGGGTTCCCAATTTGGGTTATCCCTTTTGCATTTAAAAGTATTCGTGCCGAGACCACATACATATATTTCATTCCCATTTACGTCAATGTCAGGCCCGACACATAAATCGCAACCCTTTATATCTTTGCAAGGTTTTAATTCGCCACTATATCCGCGACATAACATTGTGTTTTGATGTTCCATAGTCGCACTGCTATTTCTGTATGTTGGTTTCCATTCTGGCTCATAACAATTTGTGCTATGAACATATCTCGCAATACCCAAAAGCCACACAATAAAGTGTTTAAGACATCTTCTTCTTTTAACGCAAGTAGTACATAACCAAGGTTTACTCATCATTGCTCGCTCCTTAAAATCTCGGAAAATAATAATTAGGCCATCCGTTTTTCGCCTTTTGTTCTGTACACCAAGACAAATACACATCATGCTTTCTATCAAAATCCATATTTGCACTGTATTCGTCCCAAGCCTTTTGATTTATTTTGAGCCTTTGTCTTGTTATGATATAGTCAATTAGAAAATATACCCCCAAGAACAAAAATACGATTCCTGCCATCGCAAACATTGCTATTGCTATTATTTTCATTTTCAAAGCTCCTATTCCGTCAACAACTTATACAGTTCCAACGCTTCATCATCTTTGATAAGTTTTCTGATATAGGTTTTTCCGTTATAGTTCTCAACCACCATTGCTATTGGTCGGTCTCCTGTTTCCAGCCCTAAATCAAACGCAACTGTCATTACTTCTTCGCCCGTTTTTTTAACTCTAGCTTTTGGAATTATCACATTTTCAGGCATTTTAAATATTCCACTCATTCCTCATAATCCTCCTTGTTTTCTCAATTATTTTAGAGTCTCTAGTGCAAGCTTTTAAATGTGTAGTTATCGCGCTATCATCAATTTCAACTGTATACAGTTTGTCACAAGAGCAATCAGAAACATATATGCCGTAATTTACCATTGCTTCTTCAGATGGCGGTTGATAATCGGATAAAGGATTGTCAATGTTATTCATTCCTCATAAACCTCTCAAATTCTTCCATGCACTCATAGCATAAATCGTAGGTTATATTTAAAGTGCCGTTCGTTGTGATTGAGTTCCTACACAGCAATCCTGCTTTTATCTCTTTACCACACCTGTCGCAAGTGTGCCATTCTTTTTGATGTTTCATTCTTTATTACCTCAATAATAGCCATTTTAACCATGTAGGCATATCTGAATTATAAATAATTGCAAAAAGCCAAATTGATATTGCGATGCATACTATCACGATCAGCACTTTTAATATCAGTTTTAAATAAAATTTCATTCTCCCACTGCCTTAATATCCGCCTTCAAATTCCGAAAGCCATTCTTTTAACCCTACATGTGCCCTAGCAAAGCAAAGTTCCATGTCACAATCACTTTCATTGACAATTATTACATCTTCGCCGTCATGTCTAGCTTCAGGGTAATCATCGGCACAGCCTTTTTTGTAAATTAAAATATTCCAATCGCATATTTTGCTATAAGTAATTTCAAGATGCATCGGAAAGTCTTTTGCTTTATCATCAAAGAATTTTAAGAAATCGTTCATTTTTCCACCAACTTTCAAGTCAAGCCTAGTATATTCATCACTTCATCCTCTGATATTTCTCTTGCGCCCTCTCTTGCGTGCATAAGAATTTGCCTTAAAGCTTCATTCTCTCTTTTGGTGTCGTAGGCGTCTTTACCAAATTTGCTTGAAAAGCAATAATACAGGCAATATCCGTAGCCGGCTCCAAGATAATTTCCATAAATATTTTTGCCAACAATTCTTATATTGTCTATTTCTAAGATGTTTTTATCGCGATGATAAGTGTAAACACTACATTTGCCTTTTACTCTTCCTGCTATGTAATCAAGAAAATCTCTTATGTTTTTCTGTTCCTTGGAAATATACAAAATAGTTGTTTCCGTCATTCTTCCATCAACTTTCTACCGCAGATAGGGCAATAATTTATGTCCATAACACCAGGGCATCCGCTATCTCCGGTATTGATGTATAAATGATACCACATCGCGTCTTTAAATATAAAATCCTCTCCTTTGGCTACAGCAGTATCAAATTCGCTCTCTATTTGAATGTCTACTATGTTTTTGCAAAATTTACACATATCACACCTCAATCCCATATTCTTTGAAATAGTCTATTATATTTTTCGGTATCTCAACGCCTAGTTCTTTTGCTTTTTTTACATTTTCTATTTCACATCTGTAGGCATATTAGCAAGCCGAAACCATTGGTCTATATCAATTTGCATATGCTCTAATTTATTATTAAGACCCGTAGAGTCATAAGCCCTTTTAACACATTTATCTCGCGGATAAATAATATGTGTTTTTGTATCTCCGCTAATTGTGCAGTCTATCCCAGAACTATATTTTGCACATTTTTCTCTGTATTCGCATATATCGCATTCAGTGTCTCTCTCTTTATATTTTCGCGGCTTGTATTTCTTAAAATCCTTGCATTCACAATCAAACGATGTGTCGTTTCCTTTTTGACAACTGTAAACCGGATATTCTTCTCCTATTTCTTTGTCAAAAATAAAATCTTCATCACAATATTTGCAAATCGAGCAATCTTTCATATCGTCACCTCAAATCCTTGTAAATATATCCAAATCATAGTTATCTCGGATATAATCAACAACATCAGACAGCTTTTCTTTCACATACTCGTCATTCACAATATCAGGATGACAATAAAATGTGCAGCTGTCCTTTTTGCCCTCTGCTTTGTATTTTCGGTAGTTAAACGTCATTGTAAAAAGCGGTATTCGGGTTAAATTCTTTGTTTTCCTGCGAATATACCAATTCGCCAATCTTTTGAGCATATAACTGTCTCCTTTACCGCAGTGGGTGTTCTCCCGACTGAACTACTATCCATTGTACAGTTTCTTGTGTGACCAACTCCAACCCTTTTTATATTCGAGTTAAAACTAGCCACACAAGCATTTTAATTATTTCAGCAGGGACTACTGTAACGCCTGCTTATTCGGGAGCTACCCGACCGCTTGATGTGGTGTGGATTTGAACCACACATGAGATTCCGTCAGTTAGTCTGCACCTACGAATAGGGATAAATGGATTTTTATTTTCTAACGGATTTATTGGTGTAATTGCTTACAGCTATTTACCAGACTTGTTCTAGCAATCCTTGTCGCACACCGTTCTCTTAACCATCAATTAGCGTTTACCCATTCCGCCACACATCAATTCACACATAGATGGTTTTGGGATAATACAGATAACCAACAACTATATTTCCATTTCGTTTATATGTGAAAGCGCAGATGCAAGGACTCGAACCTTGACGGCATTTCTGCCGGATAGCTTAGCAAGCTACTGTGATACCATTACACCACATCTGCATATTTTGGAACGGCAAGTCCCTACTACTACAATACCTATCTTGCCATTCCAAAAACTAAAACATAATTAAGATTTCTCTTTATTCACCATACATACAGCCATATTCTGCCACTGTGGCAACAAGTCCGAGCCTTTGGGAGCGGCCCTAAGGCTTCTTGCCGCTTTCAAAGCACACGTGGGATTGATACCCACAAATTTCACGGTTCTTTCGGAATATTATCGTGTTCGCCATTCGATAATTGTTAGAATGAAATCGTGCCATACCGCTACTTTAACGAGTTACTTGTGTTATATCCGGATTTCTCCGGTTTCAAGGCACACTGCTTAATTTGAGATTTTCCGTGATTTGTCCGTGGTCTCTCATTCCACGAACTTCAACGGATTATTCCTACACCGTAGGCGTCTATTATTCACAGCCACAAGTCCTCTGCCCTTGGCTTCTCTATGATGATACACCACGCAAGCATTGTTGACGGTTTCCGTCTCCCTGCCGTACCTCACAGTACAGCAAAAGATATTAGCATATCCGGTATCCCGATTATGCCTATCTCGTTTTCTCGCGTGTCTCGGCAAGGCTGAAAAACCTATCTGCACCGAGATAATCATGTTTTAAGCAAAACGGCCGGAGTCGGACCGACATCAAGGTCAGAAAGGATGAAAAAACCTTTGCTTTGCCAATTAAGCTACGTTTTGCGCCGGTATGCAAACAACCGTACGTTTGCACACCACATACTTTTAAGAGGAGTTATAATATGTCATCCGCCTATCACGGAACGTGGGAAACAAATAAAACCACGGGTTGATTTCCACAATGCCGTTTGTGTGCAGTGGGATACGCACACAAACAGACATCTTAATGTTCTGTCCGAACAAACCCCGCCGAACCGTCTCTCACGGTTCTTAACAGAATAGTCCTAGCGGAGAAAGGGGGTTCATGATAAATATGGAATACAGATATATCATGTGGGGGAAGAGCCATTCAGCCGTCCATTCTGAACCTCTTCCCGAACGGGAGCAATGGGAATTGAACCCATATCCCGGCAGTCAAAGTGCCGTGTCTTGCCATTAAACGATGCCCCTATTCATAAGTTCTTTAGCCGCCGCAAGCATAATCTTTTTATATTTCCTGCGGCTGACATTAGCCTTAACAACCTCATCAAGAATGTTACAAGCTCTAACATCATCCGCGTGTTGTTCTGCCAGGTAATCAAATATCTGCAATACTTCACGTTTACTTGCTGGCAAAGTGGTGTCTTTATCAAGAATATTCTTAACACGGTCTCTATAAGATTTCTGCATTTCTGCCAAACTGTTATACATCATTGATTTACTCCTTTTTGTTTTTTGGAATATTTTGGAATGGGACTACCTGAAAGCCTTTTTATTTTCGCGGTAGTATGAGGGACTTAGTCGTGTAATATATTGTATTCTATTACACCCCCACCCCCTAGCGGCTGAATTGTGTGCCATTCTCAAACAATTAATACAATTCAACGTCTTTATGGTTAAGTATGTCGCAAAATATTTATTTTGTGTCGTTATTAAGGTTTATCGTGTTTGGAAAGCCTTATTTTAAAGGGTTTTTTAAAGGTCTGAATTGTGTCTAAATTGTGTATGGTTTACAACTGCTTATTGTGTCTCATTGTCGGACAATTCCAGGCGTCCGGAGGCGGTCAACTGTGGCAGCTGTGCAGCGGTCAGGCTGTCGCGTCGTGGTCCTTCCTTGATTGCCGGCGCGGTCTCGGTGTAGCCGTAGTTCGCCTTCAAAGCAAAAATGCAACCGATACGGTTTACTTCCTGCGCTCCACGAATCAAGTTATTCTCACATTCTCCAAGCCACCTTTTAACCGCGTTTGCGTGAGAAGTACTTAGTTTCTGCTCTATCTCAGCCTCTGGATAATTTAATCTATAACTTTCTATATCTTTTATTATATTATTATTACTATCATAATATATATAATTTCTTCTTACTTCATTTTTCCATTTATCAATAGTATCTTTATTTAAACCTATTAATAAACTAAACTCTATAACTGTTGGGTATTTATTATACTTGTAACATAATCCGGTATACATATCCCATATATTATTTAATAAATCAATGTCGTCATAGTTTGGTTTATTATATTTAAACCATTTAACATTGATATATTTTATCATACCACTAAACAATGTGGTATTGTCTGTTATAGCTGCCGGGTCCGGAAGGTTATCAACGTATTCATCCGCAAGGCGGCACATATTACTTGCGTAATATTCTGTCCCGTTCTCGGCTTTCTCTGTGTTCCTGCTCGGAATGTAAGTTGTTTTTTTCGGCACTGTTGGGCCTCCTTCCTGGAAATTAAAAAAAACAAACGAAAATAAAATACATCAGGCGACTTATTCCGCTCTGTGTATTCATCAATCGTTTGTTTGTCGTGTGCCGGAATCGCTCCGGCGATCATATGTGTTAAGATATATATATTATTCTTGTTAGCGACTATAACTATATCACATAGATTTTATTTTATCAAGTAAATATAAAAAATTAATGTCGGGAATATTTTTTGATTTTCACTTGACAAAAAAAAAGAAAAGGGTTTATTTACGCGCACGCGCGCCCGCTCTCTCATATATAATACGACTGTAAAGGAGTATTATATATATTTTAATATCTAATCTAAATCTAAGTCTTATCTCAGGTTACAATTTGTTACAGTTCTGTAACATTTTGTATACAACTTGTATACAAAATGTAAACAGAATGTAAACAGAACCGCGCAACCCCTTATTTTACGGCATTTTTGAGCAATAAAAAAGAGCGCCCGGAGGCGCTCAATCTTATTTATTTATCCGTTTTTTTACACACAAGGCACACGCTCGGCGTGTCCGGTGTTACGTCCGTTTTCATACAATCAACGGCATAATGTCCGGGGAACTCGTGCATACATGAATTACATTCTCTGGTACCCATGTAACATTCCTCGCGGGTTACTTCTGTAACCTGTTTATATTTTTTCATGTCCTCTTTATTCATGATTATTTACCATTTGCGTTACTGTAACGCCCTTTCTTTATTTGATATATTCATTATAGCGCGCTTGCGCTATGCTGTCAATACCTTATTTTAATTTTTTAAAAATATTTGATTTTTTCGGCATCCGTCGGGATGACTTCCAAGATGTCGCCCGGCTGGCATCTTAATAATAGACAAATCCGGTTGATTATCTCAGGCGTTACCATTTCGCCGGATCTGATTAGTGCCGCCGTCCTGCTTGACAATGTTTTGTTCTTCAATAATTGCGATTGAGAATATCCGCGCGCCTTGAGTGCTGCGAATATATCTATCTTATATTTCATCATATTATTATGTACCTCCATTCTGGAGCGGATCGGCTCCGGTTGAAAATCTTTAAATCTACTATATAGATTATAGCGCGAAATGTCAAGATAAATTTTTCAAAAAATATTTGCAAAAGCTATTGACATTATAGCTTTTGTGCGCTATAATGAATATATCAAATAAAGAAAGGGCAGCCGCAAAGCTGCAAAGGTAAAATAAAATGGTTGATTTAATTAGTTCGGCATCTGTAAGTATCAAAGGCTATAAGGCCAAACCCGAACGGCACACGTTCGAGGCTATCGTATACGCCTATTTTATCGCAGAAATGGGAATGGAACCGATAGCGGCACGCCGAAAAGTTGACAATATGACAGATAAAGAACTTGAGAAGTTCCTTGATTAAGAAAGCGAGGTATATATTATGATAATAGAAACTTTAGAAGAAAAGGAAGCTAGAATTTTTAATTTTTACAAAAAAGATTTGGAAAAATTGGGCGGGATGCATGGGCAGATAAGGTTTAACGTCGTTGAATATGTCTGTCACTTCCCTGATATTAATCCGTTTGAGATGGCAAAGGCTTTAATGAATGATGGGTATAATGTTGTATTCGATGATTCAAGTATCAGCGCCGCCGAGAACGAAAGAAAACGGCGAAAAGTCGAAAAATTCGCATAATTAAGGCAAGCCGGGCGGCCATTGTCCGGGGTTCAACTCCCCGGATTGCTTTTAACCCCGTTATGGGGTATTATAAAACAAAAAGGAGGTCAACAGATATGACAAAAGTTGACATTGAAGAATTAAAGGAATTGAACTATGAGCAGGGTGCGGAACTCTTAACCGCTGCCGGATATGCCGAAAGTGACGGAGCCACGGCGGACGCATCAGACATAGCGGATTTCGTCCGGGATAATTATTGGAAACTCTACGATGAGGGCGGCGAAACAATCGATACCGTTTCGTGGGTAGAATATTTTAATATTTTGAAACACAACGCCGGCGACCTTGACGACGAGGAGATTATCCGCGCCGGTTGGGAACGTATGGAGTATGTAGAGTAGCCGCCGCAGAGGATGCGCACCGGTTCAATTCCGGGGCGCGGTGTTACCGCTCCAAGGTGGGCGGATAAATTAAATTTAGGAGGTAACGAAAAATGGAGTTGCAATGGTATCACGGCCGCGAGGTCACGGAGCAGGAACGAAAAGCAATTACGGAGGCACTCGGAGATTATGCGTATGCCCTCAATGATGAAGACATTCAACGATGGATAGACGATAGCATCATTACGTTGAACGGATGCCGAAACGGTCGGGATTGCGTGTGGATAATTACTGACAATTACGAATGCGCGGTGTACGTTGACAGCTTAGAAGGATTAAGCGATAACGAGGTTGACGAACAACTGTTATAAGAGGGCATCCGTGCCCTCTTTTTTCGTGCCGGTCTCCCCTGGCTGTAATTAAATATTGACTTACGACTCTAGCCGGCTTATAATTGACTTAATTGTACCGTTTCGCGCCTTTGTGCCGGTTAGTCTAGCGGCTAATTGCGCCATTTTCGCGAACAATTCTACGCGGCAAATTCTGCCATTGCGCACCGGATCAGATGAACGCCGGCAGCATTCCGGCGGTGTGTGTCTTGCTTCTGCCGAGTAGTAGGACCGGTGTACCCGAAATCTGAAATCGTTCAGAACTGTTGAAAAAAATTTTCGGAAATTTCACGCGAAAATGAGAAAATGTTGAAAACGGTTTTTCGGGTGCCATATACAAAGGTAGGGGGGGATTGAAAATTTTTAGCACCAAAATTGTAGAAAAATTTTTCTTTCAAAAACCTCCGAAAACGAGATTTTCGGATGAAAATTTGGAACCTATGGGGATAAAAGCAACAGCAATAAAATCTTAATTAAATTTATTTCTTATATCTCTTAATGCTTCGTCAACACTCATTCCTTTTTTCCTTACCCTAGTATACAACAATCCATACTTAATATTTTCTAATTTTGCAATCATTCCTAGTGGAATATTCACACCACAATATTCATAATATATATTGCTTCTTCTGTGAAAATTTTGTTCAATTCTAGTTGAAAATTTACAATTATTTGGACAATATCCTTTATTATTGTCTTTTCGGTCTATTGACAATTCCTTGCTCCACCCATTGTTGACTGCCCATTTTTTGAAATTAAAAAATCCATTCTTTCCACTCCATTCTTTGCATACTGAAATTCCTCTTCCGCCATAATTTTTGTAACTTGAGTGGCTTTTATTTTCACATCTTGAATGCATTCCATGAAATGTGTAATAAAGCGGATCTTCATTGATTTTCCCTATTATTCCAGCTTTCTCTTTTTTTAATTTATTTGCTTTAATTTTTTTCTTCGTTATTTGAGACATAGAATTTTTCTTTTTCGTCGATTTATTGCCAAAATAGCAATTATCAGGGCAATAATTTTTTGATCCATCTTTTCTATTCAATCGTAGATTTTTATTCCAACCGTTTTCTTTACACCATTTTCTAAATTTTTCTCTGTCTTTCCATTCATCACAGACCTCAATTCCTTTGGCACCGTAATCCTTATAAGCTATGGATTTCTCATTATAACATCTTCTCATCATTTCATAATGTAAACCACCAATGGTATCTAAACTTGCCATTATAAGCACCTGCCTTTCTAATATCTATTATAACATACTTTATAAAGTATTGCAACATACTTTAAAAAGTAGTATAATTCATAAAAAAAGGAGAACGCCATGTCAAAGTCGAAAACATCAGCAGAAGTTAAAAATAGATGGAATGAAAAAAACTATGACCGAATAACTGTTATGGCACCAAAGGGCAAAAAAGATGAGTGGCTTGCTTTAGCGAAAAAGAAAGGTTTTAAGGGGCTGAATGGATTTATTATTGATTGTATAAATAATTGCACAGAAAACCAGTGAAACGCGAAAAAAGTCTCAAAAAAAATTTTTAAATTTTACGGAGGATATATATGCCATTAATAAATCATCAAGGGGAAAGAATTTCCTACGAATGCGAAGATTTAATCAAGGAATTAGAGGATGATATTGCTGAATTTGGCGGCGATATGATGGTAGATGTCGTTACTATGAGGGCAAAAGGCGTAACGCTCTACATTGATTACAATTTTGTTGAAGAGGGCAAACCACCATTTGAATTGAGAGAATATGAGAGTCACAAATTGATGAAAGCATCTATGCTGTTGGCTTTGCTGAAAATGGAAAATTCTATATGTTAAAAGGGATATGACTTTTGGCATATCCCTTATTTTTTACTCTATAAATACTATCGGTGCATCGCCATCAAATAATTTGCTGTCTATCTTCTGCCCTTTATCCGCCCAAAAACATCGTACCTTTTCAAAACGTCTATGCTTTCTTACAATAGTGTATCGGTTATTCAATAAATAAACAGTGCCGAGACAGCTGCGGCCGAATTTGTCTACCGGTATATACGCCGGTTCTGATAATTCTCCGGTTTGCGGTTCGCCATACTCCGTTAAGTCGATTATTTCAACACTTTGTATGTCGCATAAATCTCCATATTCGCCCAATGACGGATAAATCGGAGGATTAATTAATGCTTTGTATATTGCATTCAGATCCTCATCATCAGCTTTGATGTAAATTGTCAGATTAAGGTCAGTAAGCATCGCATGGTTTTTTATAGCTCCTACCCAACCGGTATGTGAGTCGTTTTCATCGTCCGTGATTACGTCCCATCGTTTTTTTGCGTCCGCATTTACCGTTTTAAAATGATAACCGCCTTGCCATTCACGTCTGACCTCGGTATTCATAATTCCCTTGCCGGAAATAAAGAAGTCTAAAGGATGATAGGATGTCCACTGACATAAATTGTGTATCAGGCCACATACTGTACTGAATGGCGGTAAGGGGTAGCAATCTGCTCCGCACGGTGCCATATGGTCTCTGAAATGTGCCATTTGTTGGAATGTCTTTAATTTTACCACTTTCATATATATTCGTACCTCCGAAAAGTAATAAAAGTCATAGATAGCCTATGACTTTTCCATAATGTGTCTATTTATTATATATTTCGAGTAAATCTTTACATTCCAAAATGGATACTATTAATATTTGCTATTATAATACAGTGCAGTTTGCTATTTGTCAACACTATTTTTTATCCGCCGTAGATATAATGAGCGCTTTTGCTCCGTATTCAGATTTCCCGATTTCTTCACGAATTTTGTTTTCAGTGATTTCTGGATTAGTTTTCTGCACTCTTTCATAAAGTGCCTTAAGGTCAATCATAATGCCCTCCTTAGTACATTTCTTATAATTTCCTCGGCCATATATACAATCTTCCTGCCATACAGCGACATAAAGTCGGCGACTATTTCCTCGGTCTTGATGTCGAGGAAATATCCGTACTCAAAGGCATATGCGTGTGTCAGTTCGTGGCACAAAACTTTATCAAACATACGGTCAGACAATCCTTGCTTAATGTATATAGTTTTAACATTGTTGTCCGTCACGCCCAAAGTGTATACACCGTCACTGCGGATTAATAATTTATTATGCCCGTCTACGGCTTGTATTCGCCATAATGAGCCGTTTATCTCAATTACCATATATTTCCTCCAACATCATATAAACCGCCGTGATAACGTCAATATGCGCGTTACCACGGCATTGTAGTTACATCTTTGTGACTAATGTTGACAGTTTAGATTTTGCCAAGGCTTTCTCTTCTGCTGTCATACCGTCAATCATATCCGTAATGTCTCCGGCAAGTTCCTTGATGTACTCATCAAGTGCTTTCATCTTGTGCTCTTTATCTTCCTTTGTGTTCTCGCGGTGCATATCCCTCGTTTCGGTGTAATGTCTCTTTGCCGTGTCGTAACGGCTTTCGGTTCTTCCGCTATCCATTGTTGCCGGCTCTGTAAAGTACATTCTGCCATAGGATTTATCCATATCGCGGTACATCTCCGGTGTCATATGCCAATAAGGCGGTTCTTCATAGCCGTGCCTGCCGACATATGTTCCTTTGCCCTTTGGTGCAAATCTTCCGGTTGTTTTATAGCGGTAATCGTCATAGAAACGTCTGCCACCATCTTCTTCCATTTCTTCTGTCAGAATACGGTAATACATAGCTTCAGCAAGGTCTTTGAGCATATCTGTAACTTTACCCATTTCGTCCGCGTCAATGTGCTCTGTTCCCTTGTCAAGTTCGGCTTTGGCACACTCTGAAAGTTTTTCTATCATATCGTGCATTCTTGATACGTCCATACTGCCACCTCCTAACCTACGCGATTAACCGTGATGTTGGCATTTGCCACACTAATCGCCTGCGTTGAAGTGTTTTTAACCGATATTTGTTCACAACATCCGCAAGGGAGCCATACATCTGTTGCCATAGCGACATTGTTAAACTCTTCTACTGCCGCCGGAGTAGAAATCGCAAGTGTTGATAAGTCCGGTTCTCCGTTTATTGCAATCGCAAGAGAGATTGCTCCGGCTGTTCCGCCGGTAGGCACCGCGATGTTACCGGAAAACTCTACTCTGTACTTTGCGCGACAGCTGTTAGTCGCACCTTTAACCTGTATCTGACCGCTACCGGCTCTATGCATAATACAACCCTTGTTGCAGCTAGATGTTGTATCTGTGAATAACACATTGCTGTTTGCCGCTACAGTCTGCGCGGCAACTGTTGAAAATTCTGCCATTTTTCTTTCCTCTCTTTCATAAAATAAAAAAACCACCAACTGAATATTAGTTGATGGCTTAAAAATCCATTATTTACTTTTTGTAGTCTGTCGCACACATTCCTATGCATTGCGGAGTTCCGTATTTCTTAATATAATCTTCATCTCCGTATCGTTTAACGCAAACATACATTGTATCGTGCCAATTTGTTCTCGCATCTTCTATTTTTGAAGTATGGTCAATTACAATGTCTGATATTTCAAATGGTGCATTTGCCGCTCCTATCTCTTGGCAAAAGTCTTTGTGAATTTGGTATATGTATTTTTTCATATCATCAAAGTTTTCAAATTCCCTTGCTGTTTTTAGGGATTCAGCTAATCCACCTTTATGTTGTCTGAAAATAACCATTTTGGCACTCCTTTCTTTTTCGGAAATTGTACCATGAATTTAAAAATCCATCAACTTAATATTCTGTTTTCAATGTGCAAAAGGGCAAACATTATAGTCTGCCCTTTATCTTCCCGACATTTGTGTCGGTAACATCAAGTAATACTGCTTAGCAGACATAATCGAGTTAAACTCAATTAAGATACTCAATTATTCATTTTTGCGTAGCTGCTACTTTTAGCAGCCACATCCGGTATTGCAACCACATCCGTAAGCATAAGCGTTAGGATTAGGAACAACATATGCCGGAACAGCCTGAGGATTAACTGCATTGATAATCTGGCTTGCCTGTGCATTCATAGCCGTAGTCAGAAGTGCGTTCTGTCTATCCTGCGATGCGGCAAGCCTTAAGCTGTTGTTTTCTGCCTGCAATGTGGCTATCTTGTCCTGGCATAAGTAGTCAAGGATTGCCCTTGTGCCTGCGTTCTGCGTGTCGATAATGTCCCTTGTGTTGCTGTTCATTGTGTTCTGCAATGCGCAAGTGTTGGTTGCCATATTGTAGTTGACATTCTGAATGGCCTCACGGGTTTCACAGCAGCAATTTGCAAGCTGTGACTGTAAAGCATTGGTATTCTGCATATTAGCGACCGTATCGGCGTTAATAGCCTGCTGAATACCGTATCCGGTCTGCATAATGTTTGTGTTTATGCCGTTAAAACCGGTCAGCATACTGTTGTTTGCAGCATAAAAGCCGTCACATAAGCCGTTAGTTATGCCGTCAAGTTTGCTGATAACTGCGGAATTATCAAAACCGCGCTGAATATCAGCTTGTGTGGCTGCTGTTGCGGCATAGCCACCATTGCCACCGAAACCGCCGAAGCCATTGCCCCAACCGCCAAAAATAGCAAATATTACGACTATGAACCAAAGCCATCCGCCGTCAGTCCATCCGCCGTTGCCGTTGTTACCGTCAATGTTGGCGACCAAAGGTACGGATGCACAATTTGAATTAAACATAATTTTTACCTCCGAAAAAATTTATATACTTAACCTTGCAAGAATTAGTATCAAAATGATGTCACTGATTGCCAAATTTACCCTTTACCTGATTAAATACCTCGTCCGCGTTCAGACCTTTTTCTTTGCATAAGTTCCGTGCCATTTGTTCTACGCCCCGCATATTGCCTTGTTGTGCCATCTCTAAAGTATTCTTCATGATAGGATTACTCATCATCTGATTATTCCCCATCATCTGCTGTATGAACTGTTTCGGGCCAGCTTTCATCATCTGAAAAATGTTAATTGGGTTCATTCTTCCTCACCGCCTTTGCTTTGAGTTCGTGAAGTTTTTCTTTGCGTTGCTAAAGATTTTTCAAACCTATCTTCTAATTGCCCGATTTTCTCCGAGAGTTCATTAAACTTATTCAGAAATAGGTCTGTGCTTTCGTCTGATAGGGTAAATTTAAGCTTTTCCGTGTTCGCCGTAGAATTTACCGTATCAATACTTTTTGTGTCTATATGGGGCGTATACACGATTGTCTTAATCGTTCCGTCTGCGTTCCACCCTTTGACGTAAATTTCCGATAAATCCTGCTTCGGGAAAAATGCCATTGAACCGTCCATAGGCACCTCATTGGCATTAATGTTGTCAAGGCTCTGTACAACTCTGCCGTTAATACCTATTGTCTGCGGTGTTACCGGCATCTGTGCCGGCATTATCTGTTCCGGCTGTGCCTGATACCTTTGCATATTCGACATAGATGCGTATTGATATGGATTATACTGCGGTACATAGCTGTTAATCTGCTGTTGATAAGGATTGTTTATCATCTTCTGCCTCCTCACTTAAAACCTCTTCTATCGCGTGAATTACAGATGACTGTGTTTGCAAGTCCAACCGTTGCAATTCTTTCCGTGCGAAAATCTTTTCTAAAACTTCATCTGAAAACATAGATTGCCGTCCTCCTTATGCTTAAATTTTGGCATAAAAAAAGCCGCTTAACGCGACACATAAGCGACACAAAAGCGACATCAAGTTCAGATATTCAATTTTCGAGTGTTAAAAAATGCGATAAATACGGCATTTGCACTAACTATATGCTATTGGCACGGCGTATAGTTACTGCTAAAAATTCTTCAACTGAATTTCAATGTTGTCATTGACAATAACAATTTTAGATATTATAGTTTTAAGTATCTTATTTTTGGTTTGCTTGTCGATTTTGTCCCAAACGTCGGCAAGCTTTTTTATATTGTCATAGACAAATTCTTTTTTCTGCGTGTTCTTTGCCGCTTTGCTTTCCTCTTCAATTGCAGCGGTAATACGTTTTACTTCCTCTTCCGCCTGCTTAATCAACTCAATTACAGTGTCATTGCCCTCGGCATAAAGAATATACAGTCGTTTTAATTTGTTTTTTTCACGGCTTAATTGTGACTGCATTATCTGTAATTTCGTTTCCTTTTCTTTTGGCTTGTATTTTGACAGATTGACGGATATTTCAAGCATCTGTTTCTCGACCTGCTTTTCAATGTCTGACGCCCATTGCGGTTTGCTGTCGCAATCGTGGTTATAATTTGGAAGATAATCAAGGTCTATGTTCTTTGAACAACAATATATCTTCCTTGGAGAGTCCTCTTTTTGTCCCCATTTCTGATAGCGCATCGCACAACCGCATACACCGCAATAGCACAACCCGGTTAAAAGGTTGGTAGGGTGTGCAATCCAACTCTTGGCATCGTGCCTTGACTTTCTGATCTCCTGCGCAAGTTCGTAGCGTTCAATGTCAAATATCGGTTCGTGTTTGCCTTGATACACCTTGCCTTTGTACGGTATCATTCCGATGTTTACTACACTTGTCAAGATTTTCCGCGCTACCGGCTCACCGCTGTAATGGCAAATTCTAGCGATACGGCCGTCAGAATACCCATTGATATACAATTCAAGTGCATTCCTTGCCGTTTCGGCGCGCTCCGGAATTGGTATTAAAATACCCAATTCTTTGTCATACGAATAGCAGAATGGCAAATTGCCACCGCCCATCCAAAAACCTCTCTTAACACGTTCCAACATTCCACCGCGCATACGGAGCATCATAGTATTTCTGTCATACTCTGCTACGGCAGCCATAACCTGAGTTTGGAATTTATCCTGCGGTGTTTCGTACCTAGCGAAATCGTGAACACTTTCTACACAAATTCCCTTTGGCGTAAAGATTTTTTCAATCATATACAGTGCATCCACGGTATCACGCGCAAGTCTGTCTAGCTTGTAGACAACAATAACATCAATTTTAGCCATATCAGATATAAGTCTTTGAAGTTCAACACGTTTTGACATTTCCATTCCGGATAATCCGGCATCGACATAATATTCCTTGATAATCAATTGATGTTTACGGCAGTATTCGTCAATGTCACGTTTTTGGCTTTCAAGTCCGTAACCTTCCTCCGCTTGTCTTTCTGTCGAAACTCTTATATAAGCAACACATTCCATAGTTTATAATCTCCTTTCTGAAATAAAGAATGTGCCGCATTTATCGCATTTACGGCACATTCTACACTTAAGTTACGGTTTTGTCAACCGCCGACTGCTTCCGCGATGATTTTCAAAATCTGTTCGGGAAGAACAACATCCGCCGGCTTAACATCTTTACCGTCAATAGTAATCTTTACCATTTCTTTCCACCTCAATTTTATTAATTTTAGATTTTATGTTGTAAATCTTTCTATCAATCGTACGCCGGCAAACGTGCATCGTCATTGCTACTTCTTCAATGCTTTTGCCTTTCCCAAGTAACTTAAGAATTTCTTCTTCATCTTCCGTAAGGTTCGCGCTCTCAATAATAATGTCAAGTTCCGACTTGATAAACCTTGAGAACTTCATTCAATCTCCTATTCTGTGCGCTTTGGCAGTTCCACTGTGTTTTCGCGCTTTTCATAATTGATGCAAGGCTCGCTGTTTTCCTTGCCCTGGCACATCAAAAAGTGCGTACACGATATACATTCACGGTCTTTCATTCTAATCTCCTTCATACGGTTCAATTGTGCAGCTTTCTATTGCAAGCGGCATTCTCCACCTTGTTTCTTTGGTCTGCACGAATACACCGGTAATATATCTTCTTTGCCACTGATTGATGTAATCCTCAATGCTTTCAAGTGTGGCTATAACCATTTCGCCGTTAAGTACCTTTGGGCGGAGAATGTATCTCTTGCCTACCGTGAATTCTACACCTTTGCCATTCGTGTAAGTATCAATCCATTTCTTCATTTATCTCACTTCCTTTCTAGGGTCTTACGCCCTTTAAAATACATCTTCGTGTTCTATCCCATTCTGTAAACAATGGGTCGGGTGCTGTTTTGCCATTCTCGGCAGCCATTATTCCGTACCTTTCGTGAATTAAGGTTCCGTAATTAGAGCAATTGTAAAATGCGTTCATACTTATTCCTAACCGGTCAGTTATCTCTTTGGATGTGAATGCGCCGACATAATCCGCTCCGTCAAACAAATCATACAGTCTTAACTTAGGCATTAGCTGTCCTCCTTGAAAAGTAATTGTTTCTCAAGTTCGTCAAAGTTATAGTTTCGCTGTTTAAAGCTGTTAAAACGGTTATTAAATGGTTTTGCCCTCGGCTTGGTACTTGTAGGCTTTTCGTTCAAATAACTTTCAAATTTAACACCGAACAATGTTTCCGGACGTAAATACTTCTGTCGCTCCGTGTCTTTCCAATCGGCTACTTTGTTATCAATAACTTTCTTGAAGTCATCGACCGTATAACTCGGATTTTCATTAAAACGTGACTTGATTAACCTTTTGGTCGATACCGTTGAGGGTAAAAACTTTGTACCGGCTCTCTCATTAAGATATGCTATAATCTCCGTGTACGGAATGGGTACGTCCTCACTCTTAGCCGTAGGGATATTATTACTAATCTTATCTTCTCTAATCTTATCTAATCTCGGTTGCGGTTCTGTATCATTTTGTTTACAAACTGTATCGGGTTTGTCTACAATCTGTTTACAATCCGTTACAATGCGGTCTTTCTCAGTGTATGAGCCGTTTTCCTTGACCGTAAGAGTAGATAACTCTTCAGAGTATGTACTCGGATGATACCGGTCCTTTGGGATTGTGTTGTGCATCTTCCAGTGCTTTATCACGATTACGTTTGAGTTATCGAATGTAAGGATGTAGCGCTTATCCTTTAACATCTGCATATCTTCTTTGGATGCCTGACACGCTCTTGCTACGGTATTAGGGTTATCTACGATACCGTCATCATCAGCTTCCATACAAAGCTGAAAGAACAACCCTTGCGTGCTTAAAGGCATATCCCGAAACGCATCAGAACTGATTAGTTTCTTTGAAAACATTCTCTTGTCAGCCATTAATTCAAGTCCTCCTGCTATTTATATAGGATGCAATTCTTGATTAAATTCTTCCTAGCATCCTTGGCTCTCTGCGAATTTGCTTTGTCAACATTCATCTGATAATGCCGTTCACATAGTTTGTAACCGGGTTTGCGCGGTTCATCGCAAAAGAAACATAAGCCGTTCTTTTCGCGATACTCACGTTTTGACACCTTGTTGACCTCTTTGGCAAGTTTACGCCCTCTGTTTTTCGCCCGGCATACTCCACAAGTCGTATAACCGCCGTCTGCTTTGCGTTTCCGGCATCTTGTGCAAATTCCATTAGCCTTATCCTCTTCGTATTTCATCTGCGCCCATATGCGGTGTTGTCCGGTGTACTTAGCGCGACTTTCTTCGCTTGCATTGCGCCTACTCATCTGGTATGTATATTCTTTTGCCAAACATTCCGGGCACATACTCTCATCTGGCCCGATGTCAACTTGTTTGCACACCGGGCAGATACCGTATTTTTTGTAGTATTCTTTGTCGTACCGTTCTCTCTCGTTCTTCTTAGCCGAGCATTCGGCACATCTGTATTTCTCTGACGGTTTACCGCACTCGGCGCATTTACCTTTTAATCTGTTTGTATGTCTATAATTCTTTAATCTTATGTATGACTTGCTTTCCTTTGTAGTCTGTGTGTCATCACTCACAAGCTACATTCCTTTCTTTGCCTATATAGCAATTCTAAGCTGCTTTTCGCTCGTATCTATAACAATGTTCTTAGTGCGTTCTCCTACGGCTAAATATGAGCAATTAGCCTTGACTAAAGCTTGTGCCATAACCGGAACGACACTATTACCTATTCTGGCGACCTGTTCTTTCAACGGGTACGGTTTCCAATCAATATCACGGTCAATGATATAATCCTCCGGAAATCCTTGCATCAGCTTCAGTTCTTCCGGTTTCAGCATTCGGAGAAAAATATCGCTAATAGTGTACTGTTCGCCGTTAATGGAAACAGATACTAGTCCAAATCTGTCTTTTGTTGTAATTGTGTCAAGCGGCCTATCAATTGTTTGACCGGTCCCTCCGCCATAGTACTTAATCAGAAACGCACATACCAAGCCAAAGTGCCCTGGAGATGTCGTAATAGTATGAAGAGGTTCGTTAAGGCCTTGGCCTACACCGGTTTTATAAAACTTCGTTACAAAAGCACTTATCAATCCGTACCTATTACTTGTATCTATCGTTTTAATCGGTTCAGTTAATAGCTGCCCTCTTGCATCACCTGCTTTCTGTTCTCCGTGATATTGAATTAAAAACGAAAAAGCATCCTTGCTTTCAACAAAATACGGTTTTTCGGAATTAAACACATATTTTTTTAATCCATTGCCGATTCGGTTCATAGTCGCTTCTGCAAGCGGTTTCTTTCTGCCAAATATTGACTTTCCAAGGTCTGACCAATCTATATAATCGCCACACTCTTTCCATTTCGGGAGGTGTCCGCCGACCTTGCTATGTGTCTGAACCGGCCAAGAAATAGGTTTTCCATCTTTCCGAAAGATTGCATACCACCGTTTTCGTGTCGTTGGTGCTCCATAATCGGCGGCAATCAATTCTCTACAGTCAAAGACATACCCTAGTGAAATCATAGCACCGATAAACTTTTTGTAATCTTCTCCGGCTCTGCTTTTAATAGGGTGGCCGCTCTCATCTAAAGGACCCCATTCTTGTATCTCTTCAACATTTTCCATAATTATAACGTCCGGCGTTATTTTCTTTGCGTGCTTGAATACCGCCCAAGGTAAAATACGGAGACCACTGTTCCTAGGCTGTCCGCCTTTGGCTTTGCTGTGGCTTGTGCAATCTGGCGATGCCCACATTAAGTCAACTTTTCTGCCGTTGACATAATGTTCAAGGTCGACCTCGAAAATATCTTCTGTAAGGTGCAGTGTGTTGGGGTGGTTTACCTTGTGCATTCTTATAGCTTCCGGATCGTGATTAATCGCTATGTCAACGCTTCTGCCAAGTGCCATTTCAATACCAACCGATGCTCCGCCACCTCCGGCAAAACAATCAATAATTATTCCCATCTATCATTTACCTCTGCTTTTTCTTTCTTACAACAATCTCGTAATCAGTATCGGGAACTTCGACAATAAGTTCCTCGCCCGATTCTGCGTGTTCATAGTACGATACAAGCCACCCAAAAACGGCGCGTAAGGCATCACATGTGACATCTTCCTTGCCTATCAGTGTATTTGGCGTTCCCCTGCCTGATTTACCGCAATAGATGCGGTTTGTCAGCGGCGATAATACAACCTTAAACATACTTATTCCTCGCTTTCTTCTTTAAAGTTCTGTAAGAAATCGTCAAAAGCTTTCTGAACCTCTCTAAGCTTTTTCTCGTTTCTCTTTCTCTGCACACTACCGGAAATCGCCGATATTGTAGATATGCAAATTATTGTTCCGCAAATTATCGCGGTTATAACAACTGCTGTATTCATTCTGATACACCTCCTTTCAATAATTCCATAAACTTCTCATACTGCTTTTGCGACACCTTATTATGCTCTTTTTCTGGCTTTAAGCGGATTATAAGGTGTTTTTCTGCGATAGAGGATAATTCCCTTGCAAGGTTCTTTTTACCCTGCTCTATGCCGTCTCTGTAGCCTTTAGAGGGTTTGAACTCGTTTATCTTCTCTTTACCCTCTCCCTGCCCTCCGGCAGTCTTGTTGTAACGGCACTGATAACCTTTCTTCGTGTACTGCAATATCCAATACTGCTCCCATTTGTCTAATTCTGCTTTCGGGTAGTGCATAAAGTTCAATTTCCAACCGTAAGGGTTGTCATCGCTGTAAAATCCGCGTTTCTTAATTGAGAGGTCTATATGCTGATACCCAACAAGGTGTCCGCACATTCTCTGCATAATATGAAGTGCCTGCCCGATATAGAAATATCGGATGCCGTTTTCATCGGTTCGCGTTAAGAAGTAAATACCGCTGCCGTCATCAAGTCCGGAATTGACTTTCTTAAGGCGTTCACGGTTCTTAGCTTCAATCGCTTTGGCTCTTGCTATGTTCTGGTAACTCAATGTTTCCACCTGCCTTTACTATGTTTATTGCCGTATCCCTAACAATGAGGTTGTGGTTCATTATTGTTCCGTCGCCAACATCTATGTTTGCATTAAATGTCCATTCGTTAATTTCTTTCACAACTTCATCCACATCATATGCTGTCTTTATAAGCGGTAATGCTTCCTGCCACCTGCCGTCATCCGTTGCAACCAACAATAAATTGTCATCACCTATGACACATCTATGCTCGCGAATGAATTTTTCGAGATCTGCTACATCAATCAGTCTTCTCATCGTTCACCCTCCTCTCAATACACTTTCTGCCCACATCCACAATATCCCGGATAAGGCATTAGGTTATGACACTTTGGGCAGAAGTATTTTCCCTCGATAATCTCTCTTGAAATCGCTGTCTGCTTCTCCACAGCTTCGCGGCATTCATCTACCGTACCAATCTGGCGGTACTGCTGCACTTCTTCCAAAGCCTTGATGGCAATTTTAATGGCTTCTATTCCATCTGGAAGTGCTTTATTTTCAATTTGTATTAGCAAATCTCTTTGTAATATCTTTTTTGCGTCACTCTCTGTCATATTCGTTCCTCACTTTCTAATAACTCTTTATTGTCAAAAATGTTGCCGACAACTTCATATTCAGTATCATATTCAAGCCTGTGCTTGTAATATTTTTCATCAGGAATTGTACATATAATTTCAAAATTTCTAAATGTTATAAGCATATTTGCCTTGCTATTATTTATTTTTACAATATCGTTTTCCCAAATCAGCTTGCCATTCTTGTCTTTCAAGCCGGTGCATCGGCAGAGGGTATTTGGGTCAATTTCTGTCCAACCGTCTGTTTCTCCATGAGAAAAGAACATTGATGTAGGCTCAAATATTAAATGTACGGGTTGTTCGTATACATCAAAGCCTAATACATAATAGCCTATTATCCACTACTGTTCTTTTTCCGGAAATTCTCTCCAATCAAGTCTCTTTGCTTTGAATAAATATCTATCTTTCATATTCTCTCCTTTTAGTCGTACATTTCAAAGTACATTTCGTCTCTGTCGTAACCTTCTCCGAAAATTCGCCAATTTACTCTGAATGCAACAAAAAAATTAATTATTGTAAAGCCTATAACAAAATGGTGCCAATCCCAACGTTCATGGTACTCTGCGCCAAAGGATATTCCCCAGCACTTGCCTATTCCAAAGGCGAATGACACATGATGTTTCTTACTCTTGAACACTACAGTTCCCGGTGTTGATTTAACTTTCCTCATATTTTCTCCTATTCTGCTTCTGATTGAAGCCATTGCATACAACTGACTTCTCCTTCGTATTCTTTGCCGAATGTGTTCTTAAAAGTTATAAGAAACTCTGCTAACTCTTCATCCGTCATATTCCTTATCTTATCCGCGTTTGTCATCGTAATGCCCTCCATACATCAGTCTCGTCATTAATAATCCATACATCGGGTGTTGTGCATTTAATCATGCAAAGTATTTTCCCAGTTGTATTATCATTCTTCCCAAAGGGGCAAGTCTGACATTCATTGTCCTCGCACACTGTCTTGATTATTTTCAGTGCGGTTAGAATGCTTTTTGCCTCTACTACTACTCCGTCAACTTCTTTCTTCATTTTCTTCACCTCTCAATTCTTTTCTTGACTTATATGGTTTATATTCACATTTTCCATTTCTTTTCCTGCAATAAACATAATCGTCATCTTTTTTTGTATAACAGTGTTGACAAGTCCTGCATTTTTCAAAGAAATTTTCATCTTCCATTGTTACACCTCAATTCCCTCAGTTTTGCTTCTGCTTTTTCTTTTGTGGAAAAATATTTGCAGTTTTCTTTGTCAATGTTCTCAATCTCATATACTGAAAGCACCTTTATAAATCTTTTTGCAACCTTTGCATACTTAGGATTGTCTATATCAAAAATGTAATACACATATTTGAAAGGTAAAATAACAAATCTGCCTTTAATCATATAATCTCCTTTCCTGCGCGCCATTGCTGACGCGCGTTAAATCAATTAATGTTCAAGTAACACATAACGCCACATTCAGGCATTATCTCCGTGTTCATATTCCCACGGTTCGGATCTAATTCATCTAAGAATATAGGACCGTTGCTATCCTTAAGAATGGAATGGTTGACTTCTCTTTCAAGCCTTGCCCGGCTGTCAAAGACTTCCGGAAAGTCTTTCCTTATTTTGTTCCAATACCCCATACCACCACGAATGCAGCCGATACAGTTATTATTTGAATAACCCATTTCGTACATTTTAGGTCTTGGGAAATCGAATATCCGGGTAAATAAACCGTGAACCTCTTCTTTGGAAAGTCCTTTGTCAATCAGCGGAAATTCGTGTAATGCTTGTGGGTTGGCTTCAATCGTTTTGTCAGCTCTTGCCCTCTCGTTTACATCAAATCCCCAAACATAAGTGATTTCGCAATCCTTGTGTTGGTCTTCCCATTCTTTTCTCACACGTTTCTTAAGCCAATTTGTGCAAGGCGTAAAGCCTTTTACATGTTTAAAACCGCCAAACACCTTGACACATTCCTCAACATTCCTATATTCACTTGATTTTAAAACTTGTATCTTCTTCCCGATTGCTTTCTCGCAATCTTTAATAAATCTGATACTGTCCGGGTGTTGGTCTGCAATGTCAATGTAAATCCATTCATCAACATTTCCGGCTAAATATCCTGCCATAAAGCTTGATATACCGGCAGATACCCAACATACTTTTAATTTCTTCATAACACCACGTTACAAATCGCTTTGTAATCGTGGATAACATAGTCAGCAAGCGTTTTTTAGCATACTTTAATCTGGTCTTGCACGGAACTCATTTTACTATGTTTTGTGCGCAATTCTATTTTACTTCACCCATTACACAACCTCGGTTTACCGAGGACTTGTTATTCCTTTCCGCTAATAATCTTCATTATCTCTCCTTAAAACGGTAAGCCGTCATCATCTACGTTATCCGGAATTGTCATAAAACCGTCTGCATCAACATTACTCGGTTTTGGTCGTGCCGGTGCCGTGTTTACTCCGTTCTGTTCCGCCGCGGACTTGCTTTCGGCAAATTCGCAATTCTCAACGTAAATGTCAGTCGTGTAAACCTTATTACCGTCCTTGTTGGTGTAACTTCCGGTCTGTATTCTGCCCTCAACAACAACTTTCGTTCCCTGATGCAAATACTTCTCGGCAAACTCGCCGACCTTACCAAACGCAACGCACGATATGAAATCCGCGTTTGTTTCTCCGTCTTTCTTAAAACGACGGTCAACCGCAAGTGTGTATCTTGCGACCGCCATACTTCCATTCGCTGTCTGCGAATACCTTACGTCCGGGTCGCGCGTTAAACGACCCATTAAAATAACTTTATTCATCGTCTTTCTCTCCTTTGAGTGTCTTCTTGACTATCTCGTTTGCCATTTCCATTATCGAGTTTTCTTTCTTGCCAAATGTCTCCTTAGAGCAAATTCCGGTAACAACCACACCATGAATTACTTTTTCTGCTGTGCCTTTCGATATTCCTTTCTCACACATCATTTCATACAAAGCTGCCGCAAGGGTGCCAAGCTCCGCAAGCATTTCAATTCCCTTGCCGGAAATACGCACATGTCCTTTATCCGCGCTAATCATAATTAAATCTCCTTTTCTTCAAAATCTTCGCAACTGTCATCATACATAGTCGGTAATCCGTAACAGTCGCTGTCTTTGTTGTTGCAATAATAGTTTTCATCGTCCTTTGTGTTGTGCTTGCAATTCGCACATATAACCTCGTCGTAATCCATTACCACCTATCCTCCTTGTCTCTTTTCATATCGACTGTAATAGTGTTACCGCACTTGCACTTGTACTGGCAGTTGTAAAAATCAACTCCGTCAACGTGACAAGTCATTTGTAAATTTGGGGTTCCACATCCACAAGTAATGCCTTCTTTGGTTTCGATAAGATTATCTTTGGTGTCTTCAACAGTAATATTGTCTTTTTCGATTATCAAAACGGACATTCATCTCCTTTCCTTAAAATCCATTGTTTACCCGGTTCTGCTACATCCACATTTGCCCTACAAGCGGTTTTTTTCATTTTCTCGATAAATAAGTCCTTGTCAGCATTTTCGCTTGATAAATGGCACATTATGACGTTCTGCAAGCTGTCTGAATAGTTAGCCTTAACGAAATTGCAAGCTGTGTCAATGCTCATATGCCCTCGGAAAACGTGTCTTGTCTTTGGATTGTCGGCATCAACTAAATCCTTGTCGTAATTCACGCCTAAGAGAATATGGTTTACGTCCTTGAACCGCCACTTAATCAACTCCGTATCGGTTATGTAAAGCATTTTCCCCATTTCCGGGTGGATTATCATAAACCCATAGCAAGGACATTCGGTGCTGTCTGCGTTAGTGTGAGTCCACCTGCCGTCTGTCGTTGTCAGGTCGAAAGCGGCTATCTTAAATTGACCGCTGCCTAGTGCCATAGGATTAAGGCTTATGTACGGTGCAAATACCGGTATTCGCATATCCTTAAGGTCGTTTAATGCTCTTGAATGGTCTAGAGGTGGGCGTGAGTTATAATCACGCCCGCTATCCCTCCTATATTCCAATTCAATCCCTCTTTAATCTTCATAAGAGGTATTCCACAATCAAGGATAAGTGTTTCTCCGTCATCAGCGGTTAAGGTATAACAGTTACCAGAAGAACCGCTTGCGATACATTTAAGTTTCATACTTACACCTCGATTTCATCATCCTGTGGAAACTGAAATACCTTGTTTAATGCTACCTTATAGTCATAACAGTTATCACTCTCAATTTCTGCTTTAAGTAAATATGCTTCTCTCAGCATTTTCATAGCCTTAATTGCCTTTTCTTCGGTGGAATAAGTGGCTAACCTCACATCGCCGTCAAGCGGTATAACACCTGTCAGATTTCTATTTAAGAAATAGATTTCTGCCTTAAATCTGAAAATACCTACCATTTCATACGGCATATCTATCTTTCCGTCCTGCGAAACTACTCTCATTCAAAAAACTCCTTTCTAACATCAACTACCTTGCACTTTAATTTGTAATCCCAATCATCAATCTGTGGTCTTTTACTCGGACAGCAGATAAACTCTCTACAGATTCTAGGTCTAACTGAATAAATCTCACACTTTTCCTTTGGCTTATCATCATCAAGGAACGGACAAGTCATATCCATTGTTAGTGTAGCCGTTGGATAATTATGCCTATGTTCACTGATATGATGTTTTTTGATGTACTTGCGGATTGTTGCAATTTCATCTTCCGTCATAGGAAGCAAGTCACTGCAACAATTACCGCACTGCGTACATTCTCCGTTGCAAGTCAAGTCATAAGTGCCATTATTCATATCAGCCATCATCTGTTCTAAACTTGCTGATTTCATAGGCTTACTTAATTCTCCTTTTCTTCCGCAAACGGTGCTACATCGCTCGGTTCTTCTGTTATTTCTGCTGCTGTGCCGTCAACCATGTCCTTGCTCTCGATAAAATCAACGGAATTGGCGTTTTCTGCAATTTCATTCTGTGCAACCTGATATACTTCGTCCATTTCCATTTGTGCCTGTCTCGCCATCGGATCATAATTTTTCGGATACTTCTTTATGGCGTTATTGCACATCTTACGGATAATCATACTCTCCGGAGTATCAAGCCATGCACCGCTGATAAATGGTCTTGCAAGCTTGCATTCAAGCATTTCATCAACAGTCTTGCAAACTCTTAAAGCTTCCAAAACTTCCTCTTTCTTTTCCTTTATTTTGGCTTTCTCTTCCGGTGTGGCATCGTAACGTGTTCTTGCGACTTCCTTGTTATACTGCTTTTTAGTTCCGGTAATTACTCCAAATGTTTCATTCAGCATATTCTGCTGAACATGTTTAAGAAGATTAATCTTAACACTGTCTCTGTCAGCGGAAAGATATGTAATCATTCCGTCTTTAAGCTTGACCGGATAAACAACTCTGACTGCCTTATCCGATAAACCTTTTTCTTCCCATTCCGGCGGTGTAATTTCAAGGCCTTTATGCTTCGGTGCCACATAATAATCGCCGTCCTTTATTACCCAATATGGATATACCTGCTTGACATCTTTACCGTAATTCACAAGAAGAGAGTCATATCCAGAACCCTCTATTCCCATTTCTACCTGCTGCTGCCATATGTCTTTACCGTCTGCGTCTTTGCCGACATTGACATTACGCAACTGAAAATAACATTCTCTTGGATATGCGCTCGCGTTCAGCTTAAGGCTTGCGCATCGCTTAACAATGCCCCTTAAATTGCTTGTATCAAGATTGGCCATATTGACTTTTGGGTTTGTCTTTACAAGGTTGTAAATGCTTGTCATAGCTTCCATTGCGCACTCTTTGGCGTAATCATCCATATCCATTCCGCAAGCCTTGTAATCGGCCATTATTAAGCCTGTAATAGCATTACTCCATTCGCTTAATGATGTAGTAAATGCTTTCTTTTCTGCAACTGCTGTGTTCTCTGCCATAATTATTCCTCACTTTCTTTACTTAAAATCTGCTCAACAATGTGTCTCAATTCATCACTAACCCTGCCTACAGTCCAAACATCTGTAGTATCAAAAGGGTGCGCACAATCAAATCCAATGTACCATTTATCTGCATCATTGATTGCAAGGGGACTTGGCGGTTCGAGAGAAGCATATGTAATACCACCGTGGCAGTCTATGTCTGCTATAGCAATATCAATATGCCTGGAAAGCTGCACATATCCGCATCTGTAAACACGGTTTGCCCCCATGTGTCGGAGCACCACATAGCAATTAAAACCGTTAAAATTAAATGAATGTTCCAATATCGTAAGCATATTATTCCTCCACAATCTCTAATTTCTCACTGCCGTTTACAATCAGTAATATAAGCTGTCTGCCTACTGTTTCAGCCAATTTATGGCGGTTGCCTACATCAAGGCTCTCTGCATCATCAAGCCATATCGGGCAGCTAAAACCGTTAATACTCTGTAGTGAACGGCATATATCAATTCTTCCGAGAATGCGATTGCCCTTGTTACTCATAGTTGATAATATTGACTTGCCGTCTACCATAGGCACACACACATTCTTGTACTCTCCGCCCTTGCTAAGTTCCCAAAGTTTCCACTTAACAATGCCAAAATGACTGTTGATTTCGTCCGACAGTTCTTCATTCTTACACTTGTCGAGTTCCTTAATAAGCTTAAGTATCTTCTCAGCGTCAGTCTGCATCTGGTCTTTGACCTTGTACTGTCTTTCCAGTTCCGCAAGTCTTTCAGTATCGGCAGCCGTATCAAGTTTGGCTATCTCACTCTTAATTTCTATCAACTGACTGTTTAGTGTGATTTCCTCTGCCTTAAGGTTCGCCCTAACATCAGCCATTGAACTTGATGCCTTAAGAAGTGTTTCTTTCTTCTCGATTTCTGTCTGTAATGCCTTGTATGTGTCGTTATCGCTGACATCTGCCTTGTCAGGTATCGCATTAAGGCTTTCCGTAAGACTTACAATTTCATCCCTAAGGTTGTTAGCGGTTATTGCCTTTTCTTCAATCTTGCCATTGTATTCTTCAATCTCGGCAATTATGCTTTCGATGTCAGATTTGATTGACATTCCGGCATCAGTTATCCTCTTTAATTCTTCTGCCTTGTGCGTGTCGAAATCGGCTCGCATTTCCTCTTTTTTGCTCTCGTCATAGTCTCGCTTGCAATAAGGACAAACAAGGCTGTTTTCGTCAAATTTACGATCTTTTGCCTGCTGCCATTCCTCTACTCTCATATCGCGAATACGTTTCTTGCGGTCAATGTCTGCCGTAAGGCTATCAATCGTTCTCTGCATTGAAACGCACTCATTCTGAATGTCAGATAATTCCGACTTTGTATCGCTAATTGCCTGCTTTAACGTATCACGTTTCGCAATAAGTCCAATATTGGCGATTTCCTCTATCTCATTCTGCTTGAATTTCAGTTCAAGAATACCGTCTGATAATGCCTGATATTCGGATGACAGCTTGTCATTATCGGCTTTTGCATCTGCGATAGTCTTTAATCTGCCCTCAATTTCTTTCTGTTTTGTCAACAGTTCGCCCTTATCTGTGGCATTCTTAATCTGAATGTCTCTTTCTTTCTCCGAAATCTGACCTTTAAGGACCGGAAGTTCTGCTTTGATGTCCGCTACAGCTTTCTTATTCAAGGCAATTACTTCATCGCGTGTGTACTTGCTGAGTAACGGAAGTAACTCTGCCAACTCTTCGTGCGCCGATGCGATGTCGTAGTCTGTCTTGATTTCAGCAAGTGTAAAGAGATATTCTCTCATTTCTGCCGGCTTTTTCGATAAAAATGCGTTTACATTACTGCACATCTTGAATATGTTCATATCAATGTCAAAGTATTCATTGTACGCGGTAAGCGTCTTGGCAACCTCATTTATATAGTAGACATTATCATCTTTATAAGATGTGCCGTCCTTGCTGTATTTTCTCTTCTGAACCTTGCGTACAGCTACTTCCTTGCCGTCAATCTCGACTACGGCGGAAACGGAGGTATCAATGTCATCAATACTTACTCCGTCAACCTCGCGCCTTATCGGTGGATTGTCTTTCAGTTCATAATCACAGTTAAAAAACAGCCAATTATAAGCGGTTACAACTGTTGACTTGCCGACACCATTCATTCCGGACAGCGATGTTAATTTACCGAATGTAAATGTTTTCTCTGCATAAGCCATAAAGTTAGTTACCGTAAGGCTTTTTATAATCATTTCACGCATTCCACCGTCTCTCCTTTCTCTTCTAATAATTTCTGATCCATTTCGTATAAAAGTCTGTTTCCATTTGGTCTATCAAGAATTGCCAATAAATTCGGTATGGATATGAACTTATCCCTATCTATAAGAGTTATAAGTACGTCAACCCTCGCTGCGGTGTTTATGAGTTCCTCGTAGTACCATTTATCGAGAATAACGTGGTTCTCGTCCGATACAAGGACAGTTTTGTCTGATTTTGCCATATGTGTCTCCTTCCTATAACATATATATTCCCGATACCGATATTTCATATGCGGTATGTTCGGTTCCGTCTTTTTCATATACCCGGCTCTGAAATCTGCCGGTTATCCTTATCTTCTGTTCCGCTCCGCAATTCGCTATGCGGTATGCGTTTCGCCCCCAGGCGATTGCCGGAATGTAATTCACGGCATCGTTACCGTCACGGTTCACGATGGAAAAATCAATAACGGTTCTGTTTGTCAGCGGTGTACGTCTCGGCTCTTGTGGGTACTTAATCAATCCGTCAAATTCGACGTGATTGTAATCGCCCATATCAGTCTCTTCATAGACCTTTTGGGCGAATATATAAACTTCAAGGTGTCTGTCCTTGCTGTAGTAGGTTCTGACCTCTCCGTCAAAATGCACTCTCTGACCTTTGCGTATCTTCTGCGCGAATATCTCCGGAACAATGCAAGGAACTTCATCATACGCCCCACTCATTCGGGCAACCTCGATAAGCACCTTATAGAATTTTTCGCCTACCGTAGTATGTGAGTATTCCGGCTCGGCAATTACGGTTCCGCTTATCTTTGCTACATTTCCCATTCCTTATCCTCCTTAAGTATGGTAATCGCCACATTCTGTACGAATGTCACGTTCGTAATAGGATGAAATCCCACATACCGTTTGAATGCTGCGCCCTCGTCATCAACGCATTTAAGTGCGTCTCTAACGCGCTTAGCAAGGGTATCTGTCTTTATCTCTGATATTCCTGCTACTCTTTGAGCGACCTCATTTATGCCTATCGCGCCTTTGTAGTACACGACTTCTTCTATTTCACTTGCCAATATCCTAAATCCCGGCATTTCCTCCGGTATTCCCATTTTCTTAAGTATGTTTTCTATTCGACTTCTCATTTTGACTTGCAATTCTCCTTTCTGTGTGATAACATAAGAAGTGGGTTTTACTGACCCTTTCTTATTTGATTTGATAAGGCTTGTGACTTAATTGTTGCAAGCCTTATCGTTTACCACTTTGGTAATCTTTCCGTCCTCAATCACGAAACTTAATCCGATTACATTGTGGATAACGGGCAAGTCGGTTACTACTGACATCTGATTAAAATCTGTAATAATCATTGCTATCTCCTTTCTATTCTTCTTCATCCCATTCCATAATTTCGCCATTCTCCATTGTGTACCATGTATCAGGCTTGATGTCCTTACCGTCAACCTGCACCATTTTCGCGCCTTTGAGTTCCCAATACCTCGGTTTCCAATACTGGCTGTCATCGCCTTCCCAATCCGCCAATACAAGGTGAGAACCCAAAACACCTTTGGCTCTACCGCGATAGCCCCACGCGACAGCCACGGCATCTTTGTGATCAGCTGACGATGCGCCTTTATATCCGGTGGCTGACGATGCGCCACAAGAACCGGTGGCTGACGATGCGCCGTAATCTCCGGTGGCTGACGATGCGCCACAAGAAC